AATAGTCAAAGCAAGAGCATATGCTTGTTTAACATAATCAACATCTGAATTTTGTGCAAAAATTAAATGACCTTTCATATAATACTTTCAATAAGACTGAATTTATTCATTACATGAACATCAACATTATTGACCTTAGTAGGTATATACTGACCTCCTGAATTTTGTTTTTCAATTAAAAACGAACAAGAATTATCTGTTATATTATACAAATAATCTTTATCAAGAGTATAATAAATTTTTGAAGGAATTATATTATTAAAATTATTAGAAACAAATCCAGAAGTAATATGTATAGCTATACTAAATGCAAAGTCATTTCTAAATTTTGAATCTGGAATTTGATATAAAGATCTATAATAATTCCAATTATTTTTAATTTCTTTAACTAGTTGAAAAAAAGTTTTATTTTTTTCAGATTTCTTAAAAATTAAAACAGTAGCCCAATAAAAAGGAATAGAAAACTCTGATACATAAGTAAATTCTTTTGAATTTCTCCAAAATGATAAATCGCATGAATCTTTAAAAATTAGAAAATCTTTGTTTATATCTAGGCATTTTAATAAAAAATCTGAATTAATTATGTAATCTACATCTAATACAATAGTATGTTCATATGGTGTTAAATCATACGCTAATGATCTATTGGAATTTTTCCAAATGATATTCTGAAATTCAGCAGTGCCGTTATTAAATACTTTCTTTTGAATTGTGGAATCTTCTATCTCTATAATTTCATCGAATATTTCAGTTTTATCTAAATTTTCTAAATAACTTTTAGAATCTGTTACTAAAGAAACAGGTAATTTTAAATGTTTTTTTATACGTTCAGCAGAAAAAATTGCCAACGAGACATAATCAACTGTTGACTGAAAAGCAAATAGAATTACCCCTCTGTTCATAAATCTAAAATACTTTCTGTTTTTCTAGTATTTTGAAGCAGTTTATAATCTGTTAAAAATTTATTAGAAGCAAATGTATATTGATGTAAAATATTTTCTAAAAATATAGAAACGTTATCAATAAAAATTGGTAAATTATTTTGATCAATAATTACTGCGGTTGTTTGATGCAATATTTTTAACGATGTAACAAAAGAGATTAGCTGTTGATCAATTTTAAAAGTTCCACCATTACAAAAATATAATGTAGATAATTCAAATTCTTCTTTTAGTATTTTTTTTTGAGTCGATATTGCTGACATAAGATTAGCCAAATCAAATGCAGCTTCAAAATTATTAGTCATTAAAAAACCTCCGCACTTATTAATTATGCAGAGGTTAGTTTTTTAAAGATATTTCTGATTACGATCCAGCTACAGAAATATCGTTAGTAATGCCAGCTTGTGCAGATAGTGCTAGGCTTGGTCCGCTAACTGTGACGCCTCCAGCTACTACTGGTCTTAAAATTTCAACATATTGTGTTAATTTTCCAGTATTTTGTTCATCTACATTACCACCTGCTAGATCCTGAAATCTAATTAAAAATGTTAATTGTGTTGGACTAGCAGCACTGTCCGAATACATTCTAATATCATAGATATTAGAACTGTATGCACTGGCAGATTTAGTAAAAATTGTAGTAGCGGTTGTAGGTAAGTTACTAGTCACATAGCTAGATGCTGCTGTATAAAAACTATACTGCGGAGTTAAAGTGCCTGCTGTAGCAAATGATCCAGCCAATTGTTCTACAGAATTATACTTATAAACTACCTTTCCAAAACCTGAACCTGGGCTAGTACCATTTTTAGTAGTAGAGGTTCCAAGTATGTTATCCCATTCTATATCTTTTGTTAGACTAGAAGTTCTATCTATTTTTGCAGCATAAAATCTAATTTGACCGCCAGCATTGAAAAAATATCTTGCTTGTAAATTATCAGCAAACTTTACTCTTGCACGATAATATAAAGTTTGGTTCCAATTAGCTACGTATTGCGTACTAGTAAAAAACAATTCGGACTGTGCTTGAGAAATAGGATCCAATCCTAGCAATCTCTGATCGGTTACAATTTGATTCGCATAATTATCAAATGCTACTCGAATAGCTTCAGTAATTGTAGTAGTTCGATTTAGAACAGCAGGAGCGAAAGGTGTTTCATCTCTCCCAGTTTGATGCTGTCTTGCTTTAAGCATATCTGTTCTTAAGTTATTCCACAGTGTAGCACTAATTGCTGTTGATTGGGTAGCGGACGAACTAACTGGAGTTTGACCGTAACCAGTTGATCCAGTGCCTAACACTGTAATTACTTTATTTCTTATGTTATTATAATCTGCTGCTGTAATTGCCATAATATTTTATCCTTACAATACGACGCACTCAACTAACTTTACACCTTCGTCAAGATTAGTTTCTAATGCGATAGCGAATGTATCAGGGAAACTTCTTGAAGTTACTTGCTGGCCTCTCAAAATTAAATGTGCTGGTGCAGCCGTTCCGTTACTTGCTGCCATTAACTTATCACCTTTTTCAACAGGTCCAGAAACTTTTACAGGAACTCTGCCTTTTAATGCAATATATGTACCGCCCAATAATCCGTCATTCATCTTAAATGCTGGATTTGCACTTACTGCTCCAAATGCTCTGTCACCAATTTGACAAGCTCTGACTTCTGCTGAGCCTCCTACTGCAACTACGGTGCCTACTTCATATTCTTGATCGGCTAGATATTTTTCTGCTAAGTCAGCAAAGTATGCTGCTGTTGCTGTTCCTTGAAATTCTGTTGCTCTTAGATTTCCGCTGCCGTCTCTACATGCAATAGTGTCAGGATCTCCAATATCTGGTTGACTAACTGCTGCAATTCTATACACACCACTTACTGATAATGCATCTGATTGCTGAGAAGTTCCATACAAATAACTGGCATAAATGTTGTTGTACTGAAAAGAGCTACTGCCAATATTTGAATAAAGTGTAGTTCCTGGTAAAATAGAACTGCCTAAAAGTATTAAAGGCGTTTGTGTTCCTGCAGACGTTGTTTGAAAAACAATCCTATCACCAATTTGATTTCTTACATATGCATCGCTACCAGTAATATATACAGCTAAATCGTTACTGTCGCCTACCGTAAATCCTGCATCAACAAATGTTGCAGCATCTAAGAAACTTGCGCTGGTTTTTGTTACATAATTAGCAGAAGTTTGCCCGCCTAATTTTTCTGCATTAGCGGCTGTGCCCCAATATCTATGAGTGCTACTAGTTATGCCAGTAGCACCTGTGTTAATTAAAGTTAAACCAGCTTTAATAACTGTAAATCCTAGAATTGGATTCACTGCTCCATTTAACGTAAATTCTTCTGTGGCAATTATATAAACTACTTCTTCATCTACAATAGCTTCAATAATAGCATGGGCAACATCTGTGTCATCAAGTACTGATCGAGACCTCATTTGTGTTGTGCCTAGACCTTCAGCGGCCTGCGGGCCTACTAAATAAAAATCTGTTCCGTCATGGGTGTATAATTGCTTATTAGCACTGTCCCACCAAAGGTCTCCTACGGTACCACCGGCAGGTTTTGTACCTGCAGGTTCTGCTCCAATAGTTTTCCAAGCTGAATTATTGTAAAATTTGACTTTTTTTGCAAGACTATCATACCATAATTGCCCACTTATTGGACGAGGAGGTGCTGTTTCTCCGGAAAAATTTTCCAACATATGTAATGCATTTTCATTTTGTATTTCGCCATAGCCAGCGTAATTTTTCCCAATAAGTTTTATATCAAGAGTAGCATCAATGGTGCCATCTTCCACTGTAGCTAAAGTTGTACCATTATATCTATCTATTACATATGCCATTTACTATACTCCTTACTTTATATTTATTAAAAATTCATTTGCCATTGCCATACCGAAGTGGTACTATCGGATACTAATTCAAATAATTTGTTTACTCTTGTTACTGTAATAGTCGCAGGACCTAAATTAATGGGGTTTATGCTAAAATCTTGTAGCACTGGCTCGCTTGGTTGGGTGCCTACATTATCTGATTTATCAACACTTACATAACTCTTAACAAAATCTCCTGTAGGCGATGCAGTAAATTGAATATTTGTGTAAGATACATTCTGTATAGTGCAGTGAATTCTAGCTTCTGTGCCGATCTCGTAGTAATTCGAAGGCGCTATTTGTTCTAACTGATCTGCAATTTGAGTATCATTTAAACCAGTAATATCCATACTAAAACAAATATTTCTACTGGAAATACTGTTATCAACATATTGTTTTGTAACTGCATCTGTGGCTGCGATAGGATCTGATAATCCTGTTATTTTTGGACTTCCTATCAGTACTACATTTCCTGATCCGTTAGGTTCAATTTCCACATCGCCGTTTGCATTTGTGCTAGAAATGCGATTATTATCTATAAAAATGTTATCAACTGTTAGACTAGTTTGAGGTCCAAAACTAGTGATCCCAGGTGCAGAAGTAACCGAAGCAGATAATTGAAATATTGAACCTGTATATTCTAATACGTTTACACCATTAATTTTATATGCCCTAGCACCTGAACTAGCTTCTCTTATATCAAGATTTTCACTCATTCTCCAAGAAGTAGATCCTTGATCCCAAATAATAGTATGATTTGTCGTGCCTCTAAGTACTAGTCCACCTTGATCAGCATACGTATCACTAACGCTACTATCATCGTTGACTGCTAATTCTATTTGATGATCTTGAATTGATAAATTTGATGTGCTAATAGAAGTAGTACTGCCGTTTACAATAAGACTTCCGGTAATTCTAGCATCGCCTGTGACATCTAATGTATAGGCCGGATTAGGTGTAAATATTCCAACTTTTTTAGTTGAAGCAATAAATGTTAACGGTTCTTGATAACCAGCATTGTTTCGTATTTTAAATCTAACGTTTGCATTTAATGCGTTATGCTGATAAAGAGTTAAAAATGGATCTGTGGTTACTTCTATATTACTGTCTGTTCCTAAGATTAACGGAGTTGGATTAACAACACTTAAAGTGCCTGTTGTAGCAGTGTTTTCATCCGTTTTCATAAAGTTAGACGGAGTTTTTAGTTGTCCTGTAACGTCTAATAATGCATCTGCTTTAGTTGCAGTTAATCTCCATTTAGATCCTGGTAATGTTCCTTCGTTAAACCCTGGGTATATATCACCAGTATATCCTGATATAGGTGCCGATGGTGTATAAGATAAGGACGAAGTACTAAAAATTCCTAATAAAACATCATTAACTAAAAGTTTAACAATAGTTTTTGCTGAGCCGTTTGTATCAACAATATCCTCTACAACAAACCCACAACGTCCTTGAGACTCTTTGTAAATAGGACCTGCTAATTGAAGATCTATTCCGTCATAAAAATACAGTTGATTTTGAGTACTGTCGATCCACAAATCCCCTTGACTGAAACTAAGAGGTCGAGTTCCACTTACTATTGGCCCTGATCCTATTTTAAATCCGTTACCGTCGTATACTTTTAATCGATTTTCAGCAGTATCAAACCATATTTGTCCAATTAATGGATTGTTTGGTTCAGTTTCTGCCGCAAAATTTTCTAATATTTTTATAAAATTTTCATTAATATATTCGCCATACCCAGAAACGTTCTTACCTATTAAGGTTAAATCTGTGGCTTGCTGGTCAATAGAACTATCAACAATTTCTGTTAATAAAGATCCGTTAGTTAAATTAATCTGATAAGTCATTCATATTTCCTTAGATAAACTTTCCGGTATAGATTATATAATTTAAACTTATATAAGGATTCATTAATGAAACTGCTTCACCTAAAAGTGCGTTATTGACACCACCGCTGTTAGGCAAAAATTGCCCTTCATTTGGCAGCGACGGACCTTTTGTAGTATGGCTTACAGTATTAACATCTCCTGCAGGATCAGAGCTATTTCTAATTGCATAGTACTGCTGGCCTTTTTCTCCTGTAGATGTTAGTCCCCTCATATCGTGTGTATGTTCTGGTAACTGACTAATTTGCAACTGAGTATCTTGAGTTCCGCTTCCTGAACCTATGTTATTTGCAGCAGAAGCATTAACTCTCGATGCACTTGTTCCAATTGTATAAATTAGATCTCCTGACCCATCATTCTTAGGAACTTTAACATTACTAAACATATTATCTAAACCTAAAGGAAATCTTCCCCTTAAATCAGGCACAGCGAATGTATTCAATCCTTGTAATGCTCCTAGTGGTTTATAAGTATATCCAATAATTTGCCATAACTCTGTATATTCACTGATTAAGTATTCGCTTCCGTCACACAATACGAATCCATTCGGAGCAACTGTACCAGCAAACGGCATTAACGATCCAATTGGTAATACGCCTGCTCTTGAAAAGAATGCCGCAGTAGTTACTTTTTGTAAACCTGTTGCTGGTCGTTGTATTAATAATAAATCATCGTCATTGACTGAACTTACAAGTGTTTTATTTCCAATAAAATCTGCACTAACTGTGGCTGTAAATTCTGCTAATCCACTAGGTTGTAATCCATTAAAACTTACAGTATTACTAGTTACTTCACCTACTAGTCTAAAATTAGTGGCGCTTGCTAATCGACTGGCACTACCTGTTACTGAACCGATTAATTGTCCTGAAAAAGAACCTTCAAAGTTAGATGAAACAACTTTTGTTGCATATATATTTCTAAAAGTAGTATCTTCTGTGCCTAAATCATATACAGCAGTTGTTTCTGGAATAATATTATTGCTAACAATATTACCAGTAACTTTAATTCCTTGACCAACATGAATACTTTTTTGTACGCTTAATCCGCCAGCAGTTCTGATTGATCCAGTATTTAAATCTACTGCATTATTTGTACCATTAACAAACAGATTATCACTAGTACGTAATGTGCCATTGATATCTAATTCATACACTGGATTTGTTTTATTAATACCTACATTAGTTCCGCTAACTGTGATAACATCTTGAGCTGCACCATCTTGATTAGTTCTTATAAAGATGCTGGATCCCTCAGTTTTATTGTATAAAACAGTGGCGCCGGTTGAAGTATTTGACAGACTTACAGATAAATCTGAACCTAAAATTAATCCAGCATTATTTCTAATGCTAAAACTACCGTTCGTAGTACTATTAATATCGTTTCTAACAAAATTACTTGCATCAATGCCGCCTAATTTTTCACTATTAGTAGCAGATCCAACAAATCTAAAAGTGCTGTTGTTTAAATTAGTAACTCCGCTATCATTAGTATCTCTTAAATTAATACCTTTCTTAATTTTAGGAAATCCTTCTATTGATAGTTTTGGAGTAAATTCTTGAGAACTTATAATTGCTATTCTTTCGTCGCTGACATATAGACTTATTACAAATCTTTCAATGGTCAATGTGTCTATTAGCGACTCAACTTTAGGACCTGTAACTGTTCCTGCACTAAATTCAGGACCGATTAAAATCCAACTAGATCCAGACCACAAATATAACTGTTGATTAGCAGTGTCTACCCATAAATCACCAATAACACTTTCAGATGCTAAGGGTTGACTGGATCTTCTTTTTACTGTTCCAGCAGGTTGCCAATTTGTACCGTCATAAACTAATAGTTGAGGCTGTGATGGATCGTTATTAGAGTCAGTATCGTACCATAATTGACCTACAACAGGATTATTAGGTGCTTCTGATTTAGCAAAATTTTCTAGCAGATGTAAAAAACTTTCTGCAATAACTTTAGCATACCCTGTATAATTTTTTCCTATAAAACTTATACTTTTTTCTTGGTTTAGACTTTGATCTTCAACTGTTATACCGCCAGGATTATTAGGAGTATCTGTAAAATTAATTGTATAACTCATTATGCTACCTCACTTAATCCTGTAAGACTTTGAATTCTTACTGTGTAGTCTACTTGAATTAATCTGTTCAGACTTTTTTGTACTGGGTGAAAAATAACATGTGTAAGTAGTCTACTCTGCCCAGTAGAACTATATGACTTTAATCCAATCTCATCAAAAACAAAATCACTTTCATTATTTGTAACGTTGTCGAACGCTTCTTGTCCAGTCGGCTCACCGTAATCTAATAGACAAGTTACAAATACATCGGTATAATTAGTACCAGTTACGTGACGAGTTTCTAATTTATTTCTAATCGGATCTAAATTAGCTACAGATCTATCATCAATAACTTTTGAGTAAGTTTGATTATACAAGCCTGCATTAATACCTGTACTATTTGGGGTAAGATAAGTGATAATACCTGTAGGATCTACAGTAGTAGCTCCATTACCAAACGCCATTTCATATATAAATCCTTGACCTGAGTTGGCTATAGATTCAGCAAGAGCTATACTAATATTCTCATAATGAATAGCATTTCTCTTATTGATTATAATCTCATTGGTTTCTGGGCACCATATTTTAATGTGCCCTTCTATATGAATTCCTGATAAGTCTTTACCTTGCATAGTAGTCTCTTTTAATGTATTATTTATCCGGGTATATAATATGATACTTTTACTTTATTCTGATGTATCATTTTGATCTGTAATATAAGTCGGAAATACCGTTTCTGTATTCTTTAAAAAGTCTGCAATAGAGTTGTTAGATTCTGATAGGCTCTTGCATACGAATCCATTTTCTAAACCTATTCCTGTATATGTAAATTGTACAATAGATTTTCTAGGATCTTTATAAGGATATATTGCCCATTCTGTAGCTGAAATAGATTTTTTATTAGCTAAAGGATTATCCAACTCAACGGTGAATGTACCTGTTACTCCAGTATTATCAACACTTCTTATATAACCAGACCCGCCATTACCTATAAAGTACTTGTCTACCCATAAAATACTTGCTACACCTGTAGCTAATGTGAATATTACTTCATTAGGTTCTGCAATAGGTATCACAATAAACGCAGTACCTGAGCCTGTACCTGCGGCAGTAGCAGTAAATTCTACCCCAACTTCGTTAGACGGTGCACCTATTAAAGTAAAATCAGTAGTTCCAACAAACTCAATAATATAATTTTCTCCTGGTACAATAAAGGTAGATCCAAACAACGAGCCTCCTGGATATATTTTTACAGACCTAGCTGTATTTCTTCCTCTATCCACCAAAATGTCAGTAACCGTAATCGTAATGTCATTTTCTGGACTAGATCCGCCTAACGTAGCTCCTGATAGATAGATTACATCTCCGTTATTATAAACTGTTCCCGTATCCCTTAATTTTACTGAATAGTTAGAATTTACTTTTATCACATCAAACGAAGCATCTCCAATTGATGGTCTAACATTTCTAAAAATTTCTGTTGGATCAACAGCATCTTCCCAAACTCGTCCTACTTTTTTAATTACAACAACTTTAGAATTTTCTGTGGCAGCATTAGTTAATCGTAATTTATTTGTGCCGTTTACACTAAAATCTGCTTCAAATTGGCTATCACCTTCTGGACTGTAAGGATAATTATTGGAATCTTGATATAATTGATAAGGAACTTTCTTTAATCTATAGCCACCAACAAACACGTCAAGCTCGTCTGATCTTCCAAAATCTAAAGGAATAGTATCTCTGTACCAGTCAGTGGTACTAACAGTAGGATTATAATTTAATATAAATTCTTGTCCGCTACCATCACCTATAAATGTTTCTACAATATGTTGATCATTGTAAGGAATTGTCTCCGATGGTCCTATGTCAATTATATAAGAATCAACTAAATGTACTTCTGGAGTTCCTGTTCCTAGAGTTCCTCTCCTTAACTGGCTAAGAGTATTTCCATTTAATTCAAAATATTCTATTCGTTCCCCATTAATTTCAATAATACCTGGAAGATTTTTTGCTGCATTTGGTTTTGATAATACTGAGCCGTCCTTAACTTGAATCGTTAAATCTTTTTGTAACAGATTAGAACTTAATCTTGTAGATTTTGATTTCCTAATTCGTTTGTAATGAACTCTATTAAGCATATCTTTAAATTGCATATATCCGTAGCCTAACTGAACATTATTATCATTAAATAAAATCACTTCTAACTTGTCTGTTTCTACTAATTCATCTGCTAATTTAATAGTTCTTAAATCATCATCAAGATAAAAATCTATACTGTGCGATAATAATCTCTTATTTTTTATCACCCAGATATAATCATCTTTTCTAGTTGTTCTGAAGAGTTTAATAGATCCTCCTCTTAATTTTGTATATTCAAAATATGAAGACGTTCCTGGAACTAAACTTGAACTTATATCAAATCTTTCATAACTTCTTATAATTTTTTCAATATCGTGATTGTAAAAACTTATTACTCTGACATCGTCTGTAATATATAATTGTTCTATAAATGTTATTTCTGTATCAATAAAGAAATAATCTGAAGCGGTATAATCTAATAAAGTTAATGTTGCACCTTCAATATACTTTTCTTTTGAAATACTCAAAGTTGAAGTACCGCTTGAAAAAATATAATCAACTCCATTCACTAATTCTACTCCATTAATATAGATAAAAAACTGTGTTGGATTAATAGAATATGCTTCTGATCGATAAGCTGGAATAGTATAAACAAGTTGATTATCTTGCATAATATAATTTGTGTTTATTCCAGCCGTTAAAACCTGCCCATTTTTAATTACAATTACATTATTTTCGTAAGGTTTGTTAATTCCGACAGTATTATTAGGTAAGGTATAATTTTGTGCAAAACCGTCTATAGGAATCTGATAAGAATATACGGTGCTTAACGAATAATTACTGTCCCCTGTTAAGATATAATGCACGTCAGTACCTGCCAGCGGAGCTTCTGCTAATCTTATACCAACTCTATGAGGACTCTCATATGTTTCGTCAGTTTCAAACAATTCGTAATTTACGTATATACCAGCAACTATAACCACTGATCCTAATCGATTTAGTGCATCAGTATCTAGCATGTCGATTTGTAATCGAGGCCATGGAGCATTTGTTATAATGTCTAAAGTACTTCCATCTGACACTGTAGTACCGATGTCTAAAATACTATTAGATCCGAATCCAAATGCAGCAACACTTACAAGAGTTCCTTGTACAGGCACTAACGAATTACCAAACGAATCTATTAAGCTTATGGTTCTATTAATATGATCTACAGTATACCCAACTGATTGCTTTAACACTAATTCATTATATTTTACAATTATAGCAGAAGGACTGTTTGCAATTTGTCCATAGCTATAAGTATTTGTAACTCCGTCTGCTATGTAATTGTTGAACGATATAGTACTGCTTCCAGATTTAGGTAACCTAAACATCTTAATAGCAACTGCATCACTTATATGGCCTGGAACTATTTCTTCAGGGGCATGGCTTTGTGCAGGAGTAACGAAGCCTTCTCCGTCTAGTAAAATATCATCTGGAGCAAAACCTGTTGCTGTAATGTAAGCTAAATTCCCCCCAGACAACTGTGTATCTAATTCATTTAAATCTCCTGGATATGCCCCATCACTTGTATTTTTTCTAAATATAAGTTTATCACCAGCCTTAATGTTTAATCCTGCACCATCTGGTAATAAAATTGTATCATCAATTCCATTTCCTACCCAAGTATTCATTACAGTTCCTGCTGGTGCTACCTTTCTTCCGTTGGCTTGAACTGTTACACCATCGTATAGATCAAAATACGGATCGTCTAATCGTTTACCGTTAAGGTAAATGTTAATTTCTTGTCCTGATTCAGGAACATATCCAATATAAAAACTATAAGTGCTGTCACCCACTGATATAATTCTATCATCAAATTCCGCATCAAATCCGTCCCACCCATCTGAATACCAAGGTAAGCTATCCCAACCGCCGTTAATATTAAATCCTAATCCAGTTATATTAACACCACCAAAATCAATACCTTGCATTAATTGTGCTAAATCTTTTCCTAGTTGTCCTGTTTGAGGATCGTAATAGAAATTAATTCTATCAGCTGCTGATAAATGATTAAAATCTTTTTCGTAAGTTACTACTATTTCTGCATTAGCACGTGGTGCATTTTCAAAAGTTATTAAGCCTGAATAACTAGTATAGCCGCGTGTTGTAGATTTTTTAGATGTAAGAGCATAATCAAATTTTAAAACATCTACACCATTTATTTTAACCGATGTCTTATTGTATGTTAAATTTGGACTATACTTTAGAGGCCATTGTTTTCTAGAATTATTTCCAACAAATGTTTCAGTAACTTCTAATTCTGTTACGTAATAATTTCGAGTAATTCTATCAAACTTAATACTTAACTTGTTAGATCTGACTACACTGTTTTCTATAACTGCTACAGCCTTCGCAGCAGTTCCTCCGACTGCTAAACCTCCATCGATTATAACTTCAGGTGCTTTAAGATACCCTGATCCTTTAGAAATTAAATCAATTCTAGAAAGTTTTCCATTATTAATATAAGCTTTTGCTTCAGCGCCAGATCCAAATCCTCCATTGATACGAACTACTGGTCTAGTAATATAACCTGAACCTGGATCTGAGATTTCTATAGACTGGACATTAAATCCAACATTATCTAGCCAGAACTTCCAAGGATATGTTTCTACAACTGGATCAAAATACTCAACAGAACCGTCGTTATCATTTATTTTAACTTTTACTGGTTCGACAATTAAGTTATTCTTAATTGATGGTAGTAAATCAAAATCCGTTACACTGGTCTGAGAACGATCAACCGCAGTATAAGAACTTACGTACTCCCGTATTTTTGTTCTGTACGGCTTAACTTCTTTAATATATTCCTCAAAGTCTTGTAAACTATCACTATTATAAGAAACTTTTTGTTGTAAATATCCTGCTTTATGATTCGCATTTACAAAACTTGTTTTTATAGCCCAATCGACAAAGAATTGTTCTTTGAATACATATCGTAGACTACTAAAAAATAATTGGATATAATTTACTCTTAAGTCTTCAACAAATATTTTATTCTTTATAGTGTTAATAATAATTTTTAATTCTTGTTCTGCAACATTATCATAAAATAAAGAATCATATAAATCAGCATCATAGCCAAAAGTTGTATTAGTAAAATTATATAAAGAGGATTTAAATTTAATTGTACCATTTTGTCTTGCAACAACTTTATAATTTTTTGTATAGTCAATTGTTACATTGTTATCATATTTTTCTAACAGTACCCAGCCACCAGAACCTATATTTTTTACTTTAACAATTGACCCAATATCTGATTCTAAGAACCCTAACTGATAAGTATTTTCTACTACAAAATCAACAGGGGTATATTGATTATATCCAACATCATACCAATCAATATATTCCCAGAAATTAGTTACATCATAAGCTTGAGTCTTAACTCTTAACCATTCTTTCTTAACATCATTCCAATTTACTACTGCCCATTTATTCAGAGAAACAGCATCGCTTTTTATTAACACAGAATAAGATCTAATAATTGCAAAAGTATCGTTATTATATCCATATCCTGAATCAATAATATCAACACCGACTACCTTACCATTAGAAATTACTGTTTTAACTATTGCACCTTTACCATTACCAACTATTTTAACATATGGTGCGTTTACATATCCATTTCCTGCGTTAACTATTTCTGCTCCTGTTATTCTTCCATCAGTTATAATAAGAGTAATTGCAGCAGTTTTTAATTTTGACGTTCCAATTAATCCTAACTCTAAATCAACATCGACAATCTTATCATAAATTCCTGAAATTAAACTTGGTTCAGGATCGTTGGACATTAAGTCAGTTAAATCTGCAATATCTACTATTACTAATTTTTCTAAAATTGAATTAGTTTTCTCTATAAATTCTTTTAATGCCTCAACACGATTAGAAAACATGCTTTGTCTTGGTCTAGACTCGATGCCGTATTTTAATTTAAAAGGAAGTTTTCTGTCTGGTAAAACACGATTTTGATAATCCTTTCCTACTAAACTATCTAACCATTTACTTTCAATTTCTCTAGGAATAATTGCAGTTGGCTTCTCGCTAATGATCTTCCATTGACTATGCGCATTTTTTGTCAGATCGTTTATTATCCAATATTGAACATTTAACACTATTCTGTCATCTTCTAAGAAATTTTTGACATTTGACAGACTAAAACTATTTGTTCCGGTTAGAGCTAAACATGGGTAACCGTAACCAATAGGATCAGCAATCATCTGAGAAACATCAATAGCTGACATAGATCTGCCTACTACATTAGGAATTAATGTAGGATTTTTTACCCAATAATAATAAGTAGATACAAAAGTTTTTGTAATTGTATCAAACCGTCGTTTAATGCTGTAACTCTGATCTCCGTATCGTGTTGTTCCGCTTATACCTTGAGCAAATCCTTCTTCTGTTCCGGTTAATTCGTCCCATTGAGAGGGCAAATATTTAGATGATACCCATTCGTAAATGTCGATACTAGCAGTTTTATAAAGCTTATTCCAATTTACAGAACGATATGTTACATCCCCTACACTGTTTTCTATAAATTTTGCTCTACTTAAATCCCACCATAACATACCTACATGTTTTTCATCCCACTTAGCTCCATCGTTAACGTTTAAATTTTCAGATGCCACCGAGTACGTTGCAGGATCATAGTAAGTTTTAAACTTTATTTCTTGATCAGCAGGGCCTGGAATTTTTCCTCTAATAGTATCTACTACATCTAAATAAGATACTAATGCATTTGTTTTTCGATTATAAAGATAAGATTTTTTAATCTTAGTAGCATCTGGAGTTTTACTTTCTTTATATTTTTGAGACCAAGATAACTTTCCTGTAGATTTATTATAACTATAAACTTTTCCAACATTAGTATCTATACCGTCTTCTAATGGGGCTGAAACTAAAATATTATTATTTGAAACGGCAATACTATAACCATATTTGTCTGATAGGTCGTTGACTTGCAGATCCTCTTCTAAATATGGAGTTGCTAAACTTTCTCCATACACATAATTAACATCATATCGATCATAGATATCAATTCTTCCAGTATCAATTTGAAGATCAACTATTCGTAAAAATGCATTGTCGAAAGTAGTGTTAGCTTTATCAAATGTTGTAATATTTTCAATGTCGCCATTAGCTGAGAATACTACTAATGTTTCACCATTATTCATAAAATCTACATAACTGCCAAACTTTTCTCTTGGCTCGGCTCGTTGACTATATAAATCTTGTTGTTTATAATAAACATCGGCTTGTTGTTTAAAAATAACAACTTTTCCTTGATCGTCTGTAATTTTATCTGTAAGTACACTACCAACTGCTATTACATCAGAATTATCACTAACAGCTACGGACTCTCCGAATCTTTCTTCTGTATTAATATCTAACGCTTGATCGGCTCCTAAAGTCTGAGACAACGAATACGCAGACCCATCAAATTTATAAACAAATACTTTTCCTGTATTTGTTGTTCTAGGAAATAGTTTTCTCCACTCGTGTGATTTATCTAAGTCTGTTCCTGAACTGCCGTCACCGATAAAATTGCCTATGCTCTGATATAGAGTCGCTTTGCCAGTTGCATTATTTTTAACATATACAACATCGCCTGGATAATACCTGCCATCTAATTTAAATTCGCCTTGATACCCGTATGAAGAATCTTCATAGGTCACATTTAGAATTTCCCACTCACTTTCAACAAATTCATCTTCGTTAGGTGTAGTATCCGAATCTACTGCGTATCTCCAGAACCCGCCTCTGTGATAAACTACATCACCTTTGCTATAAATGATTGTCTTTTTAAATTTTCCTTTAAAATTTCCGTAATTAAATTCATCGGCAGCTGGTGCAGAAATTACAAGAGTGTCGCCGCCATCTGCACTTAATCTTACATCGTACCCAAATTCATCTCCTGGAAATAATATTTCTACTGCATCATTTCTCAATGGCGGAGGCAATTTATAGCTAGAATCAAATGTAACATTATTGTCGATTTCAATATCATCATCTACTATTTGCGGAAAGAATCCTAGAATTGATGTAGATGATGTTATAATTTGCCACGCACTAGGATTCGTTTCTATTGGAGTCGGATCTTGGAAGGCTAAACATCTATACAACTGATAGTTAGTAGGATTTAATACTATATCTCCTGGATAATATTGATTGAATGAACTAAATGCCCCTACATAGAATCTATTATAATCCATTTTCCAAAAACTTACAGTACTATCAGTTTCTGTTTCTCCATATCGATACATGTAAACCCTACCGCGGTTTCTATATCCTGGACTGCTAATAGCTAGAACATAATCATTACCTTGTTTCGCGAAAGAGATTTTACTACCAAAACGTTCATTATTTGTTGGCTCTGGGCTTACAAAACTATGAACGAGTGTAAATTCTCCTTGTCCTACTCTCTTATATAAAGCGACATATCCTTGCTCTGTTAAGGCACTAGGAGATTTAGTAGCATCAGTGTTAATTAGATATGCAGGAGTCCAGTCTTGTCTAAATCTGAACTCATCGTAATTCCTTGACCCGAAAGCTGGCCCTGGAGCATCGTCTTTAAAGTTAACAGCACTGTCTCCTAATATATTACGTTTTGCATACCAATGAGTGCTTCTTACTCTTACAGCATCTCCAAAATCGTACGATTGCCCTTCGGTAAAGTCGCCTTCCCATCCAGAACGAACTCGACTAGCTAGTGGTGCTGCGATAGCCAGCCATTCTCCGTCTGGAGTAAATGCTGTTTCGTATCCGAATCCTTGTGCTGCTCTAAATGCGGCGCCGCCATCGATGTCATCTGGAAAAATATATTTTGGAGGGTCGATAACAAACGTTTGTGTCCACTTAGCATCATTTACTGCTTTGCTAAAAATTGTGACTTGATTGTTTGCTGTTGTTACTGCGCACAACGATCCGTCTTTGATTGAAGAAACTTTTAGTCCGAACTTAAGATTTAGTTCTGGATCCGGAGTTTCAAAAGATAATCTGTTGTAAACTTTATTATTTTCGTATACTCCCCGCAGCCCTTGACCGACATTATTAGCCCAAATTAATTCTCCCGTTTTAATAATAGGAGGCAAATATTCATTAGCAAAATTAATATCTTCTATCTTACTAGTTGTGAATTTATATATTACTAAAGCACTGCTATCTTCAGTTTCTAAATCGATGCCGGTTAAATCCTTATCAACAGTAAATGATCTTCCTTGAATACTTTTAACTTTATAAAATCCGTTAACTTTTTCATTTTGATCTATTCCAATATATTGACCTACTTGGATATTTGGAATTCTTTCGCATACTACTGTAAATTCTGATGAGGAAAATTGAATACGCTCAACATTTATATTTGCATTTGTTAATCTGTATACGTTCCAGTAATTATTTTTAACTGTATCGAATGCACACCAGATGTAATCGCCCTCAATAAAATCTACTATATCTTGCGTTAGTATTTCATCTAAGGTATCTATAGCAAGTTTAACATCATTATATCTTACGAACCCTGCTGATCTTAAAAACTGTTTTACATCGCTAATAGGCCATGGATTGTTATTATACCCAACTGGCTTAATATAAACATCCGTAGATTTCTGTCTTATAACATAATCTACTATAGATGGATTAATGTTATTAGTTAATTCAAACGGCTGAGGAGTTAGTCTAAATAAATTTTCGTCTAATTTAAACTCAATCTCTTCGAAGGCACTTGACGCACCAAATTCTCCTACTCTCAGTGCCCATTCCTCGTTAAACTCTAAACTTTCCTGATCATCTGCACTTAATGTATCAAACAACTTATTAAGTACATTTTGACTACCCTTTTCAACAATCATTCCTTGATAAAATTTATATTGACTAACATCGTCTTTAATAATGTTTTCAAGATATTGTCTATTTTGATATCCAATTAAATGTTGCGCTAATCTTTGTTGTTCTGCGTCAAAATTATCAGTATCTAAATCATAAAAATCTCTGAATTGGTCTGCTTTATAATCCCAGTTAGACAATAACTGACTTTCAGGTTTTTCATCTAACCTATACCAATCTTCAAAATTAAATTCTTCTGATCCTAAAATAAATTTCCTGGCGCTATAATAAAACTCTTTGAATTTTACAATATCGCCTAATTTATAATCTGTCCAAATTTGCCAATCATTAATTCTTGCTTCATCGTAGATAAAACCTGGAATGTCAAATCCTCCAAACCATTCTGAAGCCACATAACCTAAAACTTTAATTCTTTCTTGGCGATATCCTGGAGCTAGATCATAAATTACATCATTAAACAATGTCGAATTATCTATTATAAGAGCATGTTCTTTTTGTATTGTATACAGAACTGCTCCATATATTCCCTGAGCTGAATCTTTTACATCTAAATAGAATTCGTTTTTATTTCTATACACTTGTAAATTTGAAGAATCTAACAACTTGCCATCAACTCTATAAATTTTATAGCCATAAAACGGATCTTTAATATCGTTAACAACTTCAAGATCTGATTTAAAAGTCAATGTTTGAGCAGCTGGACTTAATGCTAATACTGATCCTTCCTTCCAATTCTGTGTAGTCCAAAACGCAAATTCTTGTAAAGAAGTTTTCCAATTAGTTATTGTTTGTAAAACATTATTAAACTCTTCAAAAACAAATCCCAATTGTTCTAGATACTCTCCGTACCCTTGAATAAAATCTGCTACATCTTGAATTGTTTGTAATTTAGTTCCGTATGACAATGTAAGAGGAGTTGAGTAATCCCATAAATCTCTTAGTAAGATCTCGACTCCACCTATTTCTGGAAGTCGAGGTAATTTAGCATACAACTGACTATCAAATGTGTCAGTAGTTTCATGAGTTGTTTTTACTCTATAATACACTCCGTTATATAAAACTATTTTTCCTGCCACGTATGTTTTATTTTCAGCCCAGTCAGCAAAACTTTCACTTATACCACCTACTTTAATAGTAGATCCAGTTTTTCTATAAGGATAATATGTAAAAAAAGGATTGTCTAAATCATAACCTCTAATTTCATAACCGTCTGGATATTTTGTAACTATGACTCCGCTGTACACAACTTTTTTAATTGGACTAGATGTGTTAAGAAAAATATTATAATTTTCTTCTGGGACAAACACGCCGCCTGTACTAGTTGGAGATTTACTATCTAATAATAATTTTAATTTAGTTTTACTGGTAAAAGATCCTAACTTAGAACCAATTTTATTTGTTAATCGTTGTAAATCGCTTTTGTAATTCTCTACTAAAGATAACAAGTCACTACTAATAAAGTCAACTATGTAATTGACTAGCCCAGCAGCATATATTCTGTTGCTTTGAGAAATCGTACTAGGAAGCACTAAATCTTTTAATCTTATTCTTAATCCTGTTTCAGAATAAATTAATTGATTATTAAAATTACGTTTAGTTCTTGATATGTCGTAACATGATGCTAGAACTTTGTTAGGTTGCAATAATAATAATGCCTGAATTAAACTAAAAGGATAAAAACTGGATTTTCTCCAAGCTGCTTCAACAGGCCCTTGATCTCCAAATACATAATATCCTTCAGGTGTTGGTTTCAGAGGACCTTGCGCAAAGTTAGCATTAACGGGATCTAATAAGTTACCTTGGTCGTCTACTGGAGTTCCGTATTGTAAAACAGATTTTGCAAATAAACTATTAATTCTAATTGGCTTACCTGGTTCTCTGATAATTCCTTGCTGTATATCATCCCATAACACTCTGTTATCAGATGTATAAGGTGCTGGTCCATATATTTCTGTCCACCAAGAAGGTTCTATTGAAAACCCTAGACATTCCCAGGGGCGAGTGTGTGGTCTATCTGTATCTAACAACCACTGATATACTCCTCTCCAAAATGCTGGAATATCCCTTCCATCAGGAGTAAAATTTCCCCTATAATTAAAAGTAAACGGATTTAATCTATCCCAATATGTTTGCTGAGTGTAATCTTCATTTATTAATAATGTCCACTGATAGAAAAATCTACTTAAAACTGTGTCAAATTCTTCCTTAGAATAAACTGTATCTCTACTGTGTCCAGGAATAAATTCATATACGTTAAAAATACTAGTATCGTAGGATGATTTAATATTATTAAAAATTCTCTTTTCTAATTCTAATAACATGTCATCACGATAATCTCCGTATGCTAAAGTAATACTACCGTCATGTCCTTGTATAACTTCTTTTGGTTCTAGATAGGAATCATCGATAAACTTCTTAGGTTCAAATTTTGGATATAATCCTAATTTAGTAGGCGTTGCAGGACAAAAAGATCCGTCAGTACTTTCATATTCGACTATTTCTAATAAATCATTTTCATAAAGATCTCTAATGATAGTAATGAAAACATCATCACCAAAAACATAATCTCTACCATGTACTAATTGCTCTCCGTTGATGTACAAATATACCGCGTTATTTGATAAAGAATTCAGATTAAAATTATTTGACATCGGATAAATTTTTAATCTTGCATCTTCGATCACATATTCTAATCTGTTAGCTACAGTATAAGCAAACATATCTGAAAGGTAGTATGGCTTGTTACTTGCCTGATCTTTACTCATTTTTTCTAATACATAATCAACATGAAGTCTTGCTTCTGTTTCTATTCCTGTATTAGACGCTGCTACTAAGAAAGTTCTTTTAAATTTACCGTAATCGTCTCTAGCTTTTTCTAAAGCTTTAAAAATATTAAAGTTCTTTTGACCAAGATGATACAGTGCTAAATTTAAAGGACCTGAGTGTTGTAAAAATCTTGTACCGTAACCTGAAACATTTCCTAAATCTCTTAGATTACTATCTCCTGGATACTCTCCTGAGAATTGATTTAAATTTTCGACAATAGATCCTACATGATCAATTACTTCACCTAAAGTAAATTCATTAACATTATCGTTTAAAGGATTGTTTTGTAAATTTAAAGGAACATCATAATGTCCTTTATCATTTTTCGTTTGAGATGAAAAACACTTTAAAGTGACAACATTTGTTATACTAACATCTGTAGTTAATCGAACAAACTTTCTTACAACATTAGATTGAATGGAAAATTTATCTTTGTTTAAGCGGATACCGTCAATATACACTCTTACTTCAAGATCATTTAAGTTATTAGGGTCATCATATACATCTATTGGAAAGTCGTTTACTAATCCTGAATTTTTAAAAATTCTAACTATAGGCTGAATGTTTGTAACTAACGTCTTAGTCCAACCATTAGCATAAGAATAGGTAGACAGGTCTTCTATCTGTCTAAGATAAGCTACATCTGTATTTTTTGATTTGACTTGTGTTTCGACTTTGTAATTGAATGATTCATTTAACAAATTAAACTCAAATACGATATCTCCGACATTGTTGATATTTTTATAAGTTAACGGAAAATTTAAGTTAGAATCAACTGGGCCTGTTCCAATTTTATAGCTAAACACTTTATTACCTTGAAAAGTGCTGCTATCATAAACAGATGTATCTGAATAACTAACTTCGTTTTCATCGAACAAATCAAATAACGGAGGCTGTCCTATACTAGTTTTTTGCTGAGCGTATTTCCAATTAGTGCCATCGTACCAATACATAAAGCCGCCGTTGGCTATGCCAGATTTGATCAAAATTGTTTCGTTAAAAATTGGATCAGTGTCTGGCTCTTCAACTAAATTGATTTGTCTTCGTAATTTATTATAAACTTCAAACTTATGAATTTCGCTACCTGTCGCAAAAATATCTACAGGCACTGTTAATAATCTATCATTAAATAACTGAAAACGTAAAGTATCAATAACATAAACGTAGTAAATTTTTCTGTTTACTAATCCAGTAATACTGTCATTTCCATTATTCAAATAAACAACTTGATCGCTTGAAGATAGGTTATGAGGAGTACTTACACTAATAATATTGTTGTCTACATCGACCTGTGTGCTTGCATTGAAAGTAAATTGTCTACCTGGAACTACTACATTTATAAAATTTACTTTAAAAATCTTATCTTTAACTAATCTATCTGGGTCAGCAGTGAACAACACTCGCATACCGTTGGCTAAATCGACACCGTCTACATTATAACCTAGACTGCCTTCAATAGTTGAAAAAACGTCTTTAGTAAAATTATCTATTAAATCAATGGTAGTTTTTGCTTTATGACCAAAATTAAAAAGTTTAATATTATTTTTAAATTCAATAATTGGTCTATTAGCTCGCAGAGATTGATCAAATACTGGTATTTGATTTTCTGATTGTGCAGCAAATTCAATTATATCTTTATGAAACCATCGATTGTATCTAGACCATGCATTTCTATCTGCTGACCCTCTGCTTATAGTAATATAATCTTTTTTGCCGGCAAAAGAGCTTGCTGAACTGAACGGCTCGTTATCGAATCCAATATCATCAAACAATAATTCTTTTGAATCTGAATATGAGCTAATTATTTCTAATTCGGATTCAGGAATTAATTTAATTTCTGTTCCTACACCTTCGACATACCAATAGCCATTTGCATAAATTTCAGGAGTAACTCTTCCTATAAATTTTAGTTTCATGCCATTAGACATGCTTATACCATTAATCATAGTATATGTTTTTTTACCTAAGATGTCTTTATCCAGATCTAAAAAAGTATTCTCTTCGACATCTAAAACTTGAAAAACACCGCCGGCATTAACGTCGTTTTCACTTACATAGAACAACACATCTGGAGCATTAACAGGAACTGTGAATGTAATAACTCCGTTAGAAGTAGCATTATTTGTAACTCCGTTATTATACCTATTAGTGCTTCCTTGAATTCTTGAAGTTTTTATACTAAACGGATTGTTTGGTGCATTTACTTGAAAATTATAAGTTTGCCCTCTATATAATCTTAAAGTAGGATTTCTTAATAGTCCGTCTGGACTAAACAAAAAGGCATAATTGTCACCTTCATCAACAAGAACTACACTATAAGTACTGACTATTTCTTCTTGTTGTCCTGCAACTTTAATACTATCTGGGCCATAAGGTAACCAGTAATAATTTTGAAAGTTTACGAACTTATCCCAATCTATAAATGGATTCCAGCTATAAGTTTCTTGCTGATTTAATTTTTCGTGATTAGAAACTTCCCCGCCTAAGATTTTAATCTGATTTATATAATCAATATAATCTTTGAAAAAATTTATATTGTTAAAATCATCCTGTATTACTGCGGCTGGTTCTAACTGATAATTTTGTCTTATAGAATCACTAGCATTAATAAAAATATCATCTGATTTAACAGCTTTGGCATTTTTACGGCCAATAAATCCGTTAAGTTTTTTAACAGATCCTGGCTGTATTAACTGATCTAAAGTAGATTGTAAAAACTTTCTATTACCTGCTGTTCTAAAATATTTTGGTAATAAATCAGCAGAAGATCGTTGTCCAGAATTATTAATTGGTAATCCAGGTTCTTCTTGATCCATATTTGACATTAACTATTCTCCGCACTGGTAATCATTTGTTGGCCTGCTACTGTTGAACTTGCAGATATAGCCCCTGATGCTTTAAGTTTATTAGCAGTAATTGTAGAAATTATTTCTATGTCATTTACAGTTGCGCCACTTATAAAGATTTGATCTTTTTCTGATCTTATTTCATATAATGCACCAAAACTACTCGAGTCCTTTTTAGGAACAATAATAAAATTTACAATATTAGGACTTAATCTTCTCATAACATAAGTTGATAATTCTGAGAAATAGAAGTTGTCACCGAACTCCCAGTTTTCAAGAGCAAAAAATTCGTTAATAGAATTTAATACAGATGCTTTTGCATCATTATCAGTAATAACTAAATCTGGATTTTTTACAACTTTAAAAGTTGCTTGAACATCTGTTGTTGCTTTTTCTCCAAACAACACTTTATATTTTACAGGATGATAAATGATTTCATCACTTATTGTTTTAATCTTATTCAACTCAGGCGATAATAAATTATATAAACTATCTGAACTTTGAGGTAACGGTTCTTGTGAAATCACTCCAGTTAACCATTGTCTAAAATTTTCATCATATCGTTTAGTTAATATATAGATATCAACAATGTTACTTACACCTGGATCGATTCTAGACTCAAAATCTGCATTATGTATATACTGAAACTTTATACCTGCTCTTCCTACATATGCTTTGTAATCTAAACTTATTATTAATAAATTCTGAGATTTATTAAACTTCTTTACCACATCTGTAGCAATAAAATAAAAATATTGACCGTCGTTGTACTGACTGCTATTAAAACCATTTTCTGAATTCAAGATAATAACTTTACCGTTATTTTCTACCCAACGATAATCTTCTTGACCTTGAGCGAGTTCATAGCGTTCAAGAATAATATAACGAGAAGATGGTGTTACATTAGGTGCTACAATTTCATCAAATATTTGAGGATTATCAACAACGCCGTCGTCGTCAACATCATTAAATGTAATCTGAATCTTTTTTGTATCTACGTATCCGTCAATGCCTCTAAACTCTTCTAAAATTTCCCATTCTTTATCAAAAGTATATGGTATTAATCCAGAAGAATCAGAAGTTAGTCCAACTGAATTAGGATCTGTGTTGATACTTAACACTTTAATTTTATCTTTGACCACTGTATTACTTCTAGTGTCATAAATTTTGTCGCTGGCGTCAAAGTAAAATCTTACCTGTTTGTCGCTTTCAAAAATGTATCTTAGCTGTCTACTCTTAACTGTATAATATTCTGTATCTGTTGAAAATAAAATTAACCAACTTGAGTCTAATTGTTGATTGCTGTTGTCGCCCTGTTGACCTAAACTAAAATTATCTACAATGTTTAAATCTACTTCAAATACTATTTTCCAAGAAAAAGAGTCAATGTCGTAGCGTAAACCAAACGGTTTATCCGAAAAGACTAAATCTATCATAGTAGATATTGTACTTTGATCCAGATAAGTGACCCACGTAGGAATAAGTTGATATAAAATTGCATTTGAAGGTATTACATCATTTAAAATAATTGGACCTGACCCGTCAGACAGTTCGCCTGTACTGTTGCCTGTGCCGTCGCCCGCAACTTTTACTATTTTTGACCAAATACTAGTAGTACTGTTAGGAGTCACAGGATTTCCTTGTACTAGTGCATTATTATTATTTCTATCAAAATAATATCCGTCTGGGGCTCTGAATTCTACTAATGCTCCTGCTGTGATGTATCTAAGCAACGTGTTTGTAAAAGATCCTACTTTATATGTAAATGCTAGTTCGTTATCTCCAATGTATCCTGTAGATTGATTAGTGTCGCTGGATTTAGAATACCATGCAACATTTAAGCTGAGAATAACTATCTTAAAAAATTTAGAATAATAAAAATCTCTTAACGAACGTCGATTTAACAAATCAGTGATTTGATTATAAATTATTCCTTCAATATCAGTTCTAGTTACATAATTAAATTTAAAACTTTCAGTAAATTCTTCTCTATACACTATACCATCATCTGCGAACAAATTAGTTTTACTATATTTTCCCGTAGGGTCAACTAAGTCAAAGTATCTACTGATTCCACTGGAGCTTCTGTTTACTGCTTTAACCTTGACTACTTCTTGATTTACGCTAAGAGGACTGATGTTATAATCCTCAGCAGTAATCATTCTATTTTGTGTATAATATACAGCTGGGGCTCTAGACTTAATATTATCGTTAGTTTCTGTTTCGCTAGAGTTGTTAACTGCTGATTGTAAATTTAAAGTAATAGTTAAAGTTTCCAATCTTCCTACGTTAGAAAAATATGGAATTTCTAAATTTACATTTCTAATATCTCTTGGATTAATTGTGTAGCTTAAAGCATTGCTAACACGATAATAAGCTCTAAAAGTTCCTAACGGTAAGGTACCAAATGTTCCGTCACTGAAAACTAAACTTACTCTGTCTCCTGCTCTAGTAATATCACCGTATATATTTCTTATAGATTTAGATAGACTATTATAAATTATGTTATTGCCTTCTAAACTTGGAACTTTTTTCCAATATTCCGATTCTAATCCATTCTGATCTAGACGATATAACCAAACGTCACTGTTATTAATGTTGACTGCATCTATATCCACCGTCTCATTAGTGCCTGGTTGATCAATTGTAAAAGTTCCTTGATTAAGAATACCTTGTCTAAAATGCAGAAAAAAACCAGTGTTAGGACTGGCATTACCTTTTCCATCATTTCTGTATATAAACGCTAATCTATTTCCTTGAGCAGGAGGCTCTTCATAAATTTCGTCAGCATCTCTAAAAGACGTAGATACAATTTCGAACACCATGTTTCTGCCATCGACTGCTTTGGTAAAGGTATAGACTGGAACATCTGAATTAGCAGATTGTAATCTATATTGCTCAGAAGGAATGCTATAAACTGTTTTTTTGTCTACAGGATTGCCAAACTGTGCTGAAAAAGGCAGCGCACCATTTAAAACTCTAATAAACTGATCGTACCAATCTGGGTTGGCTAAATCATTCCATACAATTACTTGCCCTGATAGATTGCGACCATTACTATCTAAAATGGTTTCGGTAGTAGATATTGTGGTGAATTTTAATAGGCCGCTGGCACAAATATTTCTTTTAGAATTATATCCTAATAGCCTTGCTAGACGTAGTACACTTTCTCTACGTTCAGCAAGTTCTAAAAAATTGTCTCTTGCGTTGAGATCGGTCCTAAAACTGATACTCTGACCTGTAAATGCTATTAGGTCTATAAGAGCTAAAAATTCGCTTGATTCAATATAATCGTTAAAATCTTCAGGATAATTTTCTCTAATATAGTTAATCATTACTCTGCGAAGATTTTCAAAATCGTAACTTTGAAAATCAGCATTCTGGAAAGTTTGGTAAATTCTTTTCCAATCTTCTGCTACTAAAAGTCTATTTTGTCTATCAGTTGCTGACATACATTTTTCCCATATAACTAATATTTATCGAAAGTTAAAATGTGCGTAGTTTATTAAAATAAATTATTATCTCTATCAAATCTTAATTGTAAAGCTTCGCTAATGTTATATGGCAAATATGTTAATACACATTCAATTTGAATTCCACTTTCGTACGAAGTTACTATTACATCTTCGGCAGCTACCCTAGGATCATAATTAACAATTGTTTCTACATTTCTTCTAATTAAATTTTTTAAATCATCAGTAAGAGGTTCGAATATAACGTCCCAAATAATTGTACCAAATTCAGGATTTTCCAATTTTTCCCCCTGTCTTATATTAAAATGATTTAAAATATCTTGCTTTATTAGAGCGAAATCATATAAAGAAAAGCTGTTAGCTTCTGAAGATACTGAACTAAACCCTTTATAAGTTCTAGTTCCTGGTATCTTTTGTTCTTGATTAAGTCCTTTAATAATAACTTTTTCGTAAAGTTTAGAGTTAGCAGTCATAATATAATTCCTTATTCTTGTGATTTAATTTTTTCAAACGTATCAATTACTGTAGAATACTTTTTCCAATATGTTGCTGGCTCTTGTAAATCCGTGGATTCACCTTCGTACCTTCCAGCTGAATCTCTATCAGTTTTTTCTGGTTTATATTTTACAGGATCTAAATTTTCATGTTGAGGATAAGGTTCGCTGGTAGGCAATCTACGCATAATAGTGCTTATCTTTATTCCTGTATCCTGCGGAAGAACATGAGTTTTTAATTGTTTTGGCAATCCTGCGGTGGCTGCGGTAGCTGCGGCTGGGCCGTTCATGTCAATACGGGTAGCTGTTTCTACAATGGTCTTGGCTCTAGTATGATTAGCTTCTCCTGATGTTTGATAGTTGTGGCCGGTAATGTTTAAATCAAAGTTTCCTTGAATTTTTTCTTTAACATTTCCTACTACTGTTTCGTCTACATTCTTCTTAATATGAATTTTTTGATTTTCATCTACTATTAACACTGAATCTTTATTCACGTGTGTGTGCATTTCTCCGGCTACTTTAGTGTTAAAATTGCGACCGGCTTGTAAATTGATATCACGATCTGCATAAAAATTCAAATCTTGTTTAGTTCTTACGCTAATACTATCTTCAGAAAATATGTCAATTTTTCCATCACTAGTTAATTCTATCCAAGCTGTTCCTCTAGCATTGCCTATATAAATTAAATCTTCTGAATTATGTAATAAAATTTGATGGCCTGTACGTGTTCGTATTCTAATTAATTCGTTATGAGGTCTAGTAACATCTCCGGTAGTTTCTTTGTTTTCAACAGATGCGTATTCAGGAGGCCCTTTAGAAGGATCTGTTTTCCGTAAAAATTTGTCATCTCCGTCGTCCATGACAAAAGTAGAGCCTCCTAACCTACTTACTGGAAAATTAGAAATTTTATGTTCAGCTTTACCTACTTTACCTCGTTTAGATGAAGATCTTTTATCGAGTGGCCCTGGAGTACTAATTCCCACAACATGACTAGGAGTTTCTCTTCTAGCAGAACTTGAAGTTATTCCTCGTATGTCATCTCTTAATAAGCCTTGTTCAGACAATACTGTAGCGAAAGGGTGTTCTGGTTTAGGAATTTTTGTAGGATCTTGAGTAGATATTCTTGCAACTTTATTATACTCAGCAACAGGCACACGCTCGGCTTGGCCAGAAACTTTAAACTTAGTAGCTGCTATACCAGGTATCATAAAGTTTGAATTTTCGTGTTGTACGCAACCTATCCAAAATCCGTTACTTGCGGAACCGCCGACAAAGATTACAAGAACAAGTGTTCCTGGTTCAGGAGGAACGAACCACATTCCATGACTTTTTTGAGTGTTATTAAAATCTTCAGGACTTTGTGTTACAAAATCTATATCAGTTATTCCGTAATAAGGATTAAGATACTTCACTGTTCTTGTTTGTCCTGCAACCGCAGGATCATTTCCTACTTCTCTTAATATTTGTACTTGAAGAGATCCCATGTAAGTAGGATCAACATTACTAATAACCTTAGCTATAAATGGTCCTGGATTGACCGGGTTACTGGTAATACTTGGTCTGAATTCTTCGCTACTATTTTCTTTAGTGTATGATGATGACGTCATTTAGATTACCTTTATGGATTTATTCTTCTGCCGAATGCAGCAGCATTTCTATCAAAGGGGTCAATAGCTGTTATTGGTCCAGGAGTTACTTCTGTTGTTCTAGCTACACCTTGATTAGATTGTCCAGGTACTTGAGCAACTGGAGATCTAGTATTATTATTATTTCCAGATGTAATTGCTGAAAGAATACTGGCATTAGTTTGTTTGTTAAACGATGCTGCATCTGTGGGTGTTTCAGGACTTAAAACAAATTCTGCTTCTGGTGCAGCGTCATTATCTTGTCCTTTTAATCTAAATCCGTTTAATGTTTGTTTAAATTTTCCTCTTGAAAACTCGTGCGAAACCTTTTGTAATAGATAAAGTCCACTAAATTGTAATACAGGTTTGGTATCTGATCCAAAGTTATAAAAGCCTGTTTCTAAGTTAACATCTATTGGGGTTCTAAAATTAATTGTAATAGCGACCTGACCGCTTTGATAATTTATTTGACCGTCACCTGTAAGATTTTGATAAGGGCTAGGTGCTGCATTATAATTCCCCATGCCGCTGTCTCCAAGATAGTAAGGATCTCCTAATATAGTCATGTCTAATTTTATCATGTCATTGCCATTGACTAACATATCTTGGAATACTTTTGCTGCTACAGTTTTTTCATCTTGTAACGATGGACCACCTTGATTCGAATTTTGAGTTTCTATTTTGTCATTTCTAACCACTGACGGAGTTTGTTGTGTAGTAGGCGAAACACCGGCTACATGTTTTGAAATTATGTTCTTTTTCTGTTCTTCTAAATCTGATTGATTAGCACCTGGACTAGCCGCTGAAGATAACTCAGCTTTAGCGGTATTTTTAGTTCCATCAGCAGCTAATGCAGTATAAAATCCTGCTCTAAAATCTATATTCCAATCTAAAATTTCAGTGTTTTTTCCTGTATAGATGTAGTTGTATTCTTTTAAACTTTCTTTTTTTAAATTCTTAAGACCAGGTTTTTTAGTGTTTGCTGGAATAATATAATGTGTATCTACTAAGTAAGGAACTACTCTAAAAACTGCCAGTTTTGATCCTTGACCAGTAGTTGCGTTTTCTTTAGATCGTAGAATGTATAATTGTGTTTCAACTTTCCACCAAGAAATTTGTCCTTGTGGTGTTTTATTACCTTCTGTTAAAGCGTTTCTAGCGTATTCGCTGGTCATAATAACTTGGTTAATCATATCAACAACTGTTGATCCTTGATTAAATTTAAAGTCACTATTCTTAACATCTATCGTTATATTTCCTCTTTGATAAATTCCGGTCTTTTCATCATAGACCACATTATCTTTTGGAAAAGAACTATCTCCTTTATAGAGCTCATTAAAGGCTAATAGCGACTGTCCTATTTTGTTAACTGCGGCAGTTCCATTAGTAGTGTCTTGAACAAGGTTATTATTATTACCTGTTCCCCTTACTATTCCTATAGATTTAAACACAGAAGAATCACCGCTATTGATTGTCGAGGATCTAGTTGCTGATTGATCGGCTTTTTCATCGGGCCCTGATGATTTTTGATTAAACATATCAGTTGGAAAAATAATTGCTATTTCATCCGCAGTTTCTGCTTGACCGTCTTTTACTCGTTGTTTAAAATAATTGTTTAAAACAACTTGTAAACTTTGTTCTCCTGTTTGTAATAAATTTTGTACTGTATAATTACCAGTGTCGCATTTAATTGTAATATCTGTTTTAGAAATGTTGTACTGAGCACTATATGCACCTTCATTCCAAGGATACGCATCAACAGTATATGAAGTTCCTTTTCCACTGACTTTCATCTGGATAGTTCTTATTTTAAGAGGAATATGTTTTTTAGTATCAGGAATAGTGACAAACATTTCTTGACGATCATTATCAAATACATGCCCTTTAAATTCTATTGTTAATAATACCGGAACATCTAAATAATTTTCATAACCAGCAGTTTTAGCGGCAGATTGAATTGATTGAAAAAACAATCCCATACTGTAAGGTTCGAAAATTTCAAAACTAATCTTATTTGCATTTGTATTGCCTGAAAGTTTATCAAATCCTATAACACTATCGATCCTAAGATTATCCATATAAAATTCATACTGACCGTATTGTGTTCCTATTAAATCCTTGTCTGGAGCACCGCTGGCTGTACGCAATAATAAAGGACCGTAATCTCCTCGTTTGTAACTTGATGTGTTAATTTGATCTCTAGATAAAACGCTTAAAGTAAACGCATAATTATAACTGGTGTATTGCGTTAACACATTAGGAAAAGGCGGCGTTTGTGTTTGATTATTATTAGATGTAGGAGTAGATGCAACATTCTGGCTTGGAGATCGTTGTGCTTGCGATTGAGCCGTATATCCACTACTTTGATTATTAACCGGTGTCGTAGACGATCCTGCAACTACAGAACTATTATTAATAATTGGATTAGGATTCTCTTGTATGCTTCTTGCTGCTCTTAGATTTTCTTCGAACACATTCATAAATTACAATCCTAAAATTTGTTTTAAGCTGTCGCCTTTTGGAATATAAATTTTTACTCCTGGTATAAAATCGTATATAGGATCAGTAAGTACATCCATATTTCTTTGAATAAACACCCACCATAACTTTGAATCCTTATATAAATCATAAGCTAACAAATCTGGGCGGTGTGTATATTGAGGTTCTATAGTGTAAAGAAAATCATCCGGCTCTGCACTAACTGGCCGAATACGAAGATTACTTAAGTAATCATTTTCTATAGGTGTGTCAGCCCATGGGCTAGATTTTTTATAAGTGGCCATATTATAGATATCCTACATTATTGTTCACATAACCGCCACTTATAAATGTGTTCAAATTAAATTTCCTCATACTCTGTCTGCTGTATATTGGAGTTAAGGTTATAGTAAAAGAACTTTTAACTGGAACATGGCTTGCGCCGCCAAATGTACCTAAGTTAGCTGGAGTTGGTACATTTGCTGGATTGTTGTTTCTAGCATTTCTCAACGATGATATCGCTGAACTAGCAATAGCTCCGACACCTAATACTTGTGCAAGTTGAGATGCACCTAATGCGCCAGCTAATCCAGCTAACTGAGCAGTTCTTTGTGCAAAGCTTTGTGTTAAAGGAACTGGATTAGCTAGAACATTTCCAGTAGGTGACGTTTGTGTGCTAGATTTACCTACTGTAGTTGCAATATAATTTGCATCAGCAGGTAATTCTACACTAAAGGTTTTAACAACTACTGGTATATTTTTAAACACATAGTCTCCGTATCCGTTGAATAACACTACCGGTGGAGGGTTTCCAGCGATTTCGCCTACATCGCCTGTATACATTTTTGTTATGCTTCTAAAATAATGTACAGCAGCTAACCAATATTGTGCTTGTACCGCATCTTCAACAAAAAAAGGTGCTGTAATTTGAATAGAATCTTGTTTGCTATTTTGATAACTTACTGATGTATAGTTTTGATGTGTCAACGCTTGTTCATCATACGATGCTGTACCTGAAATAGAAATTTGAGGAGTATAAGGAAATACCATTCCGCCAGCTGCAACCAATGGCTGTAACACTGGACTGCCGGAAAATGTTGGATCTGTTGGTAAACTTAATCTAACTCTCCAATCATTGGACGATTCAGATCCGGACCATTGTGCTCCAGCACTAGACGATGCAAACGACGTATTGCCGCCAACAGGCAAATTTCTACTTCTTAATTGCGACAATGCCATTGACGGGTTAGATAAATTACTTAATGCGCCTGCCAATCTTCCGGCACCACCTAACACCTGTCTTCCAGTATTGATAAAAGAACCGCTGAAAGATCCTGTATTCGTACCGGCGCCTCGATCAAATAAACTCATTTTGGACTCCTATATTCATTATTTAGTTGACAAAATTAACTGCATAGTTTATTATTATGCAACAAGGAATCACTAATGAAAGTAAACTATCTTAATAACAAAGACCTATTGGACGAAATACACAAATCAAAAAATACATATTGCTCGTTCATTAAACCAGAGTATCATCAATATGACATAATTTTACCTCATGTTGATAAAATCAACATACGAACCATAGCAGAAGCTAAGAGAAATCGAGCTAAAAGATTAGGTTCTAAGGAATACGAACGGCGACGGGCGGCTGGCGAGAAAATAAAGCAAGCCGAGTGTGAAGTCGATTATAAAAAAATTCCTAAACAAGATCTTGTTTTTAGAATTATGACATTTGATCATATTCCTACAAACACTACTAGAAAAAAGAATCCAAAAACAGTAGCAGATGGCCGCGACAAAGTTAATTTTCCGCCTTTTCAGCATTGGAAATTCGATGACTCTGACATACTTGTATGTGTAGGAAAAAGTCACTGGAAAGGCAGCATAGAAAAAGGAAAGTTTTCAAAAGATCATGGACAAATTACCAATACTCTAGCTAGAATGTATATTAAATTATGCGAAAGATATGCTACTAGGGGCAACGTAAGAGGCTATACTTATAATGATGAAATGAGAGGACAGGCTATTTTACAACTAACTCAGATAGGTTTACAATTCGATGAATCAAAATCAAATAATCCATTTGCTTATTTTACTGCTGCTGTTACTAATAGTTTTGTTAGAATCATTAACATCGAAAAACGTAATCAAGTTATTAGAGATGACTTACTAGAAATGAACGGAATGAATCCTAGTTATAGTAGAACCGGACAAGGAGAACATGAAGCCGCAGTACGCAGGCACGAAGGCGGAGAAGAATGACAAAATATATCACCTTAACCTTACCTGAAGGTATGTGTTTAAAACTTTTATTCATAAGAGTGCATGAAAGCGATGCATGGACTTGTCATATGTCCGATGAAATGATGCAAGACGTTCAAAAAGTTATAGGACAAGGATTTTATGGGGCTATTTAAAAAAGCTGCATGTTTTACTGACATACACTTTGGCTTAAAAAGCAATAGTCAAACACATAATAAAGATTGCGAAGATTTTGTAGACTGGTATATTGCTAAAGCAAAGGAGGAAGGGTGTGATACTGGAATTTTTCTCGGCGACTGGCATCACAATCGCAACAGCCTTAATATCACTACAATGGATTATAGCCTTAGAGCCCTTGAAAAATTGGGCAAAGCTTTTGATCAATTTTATTTTTTCCCTGGTAATCACGATCTGTATTACAAAGATAAACGGGATATCCATAGTGTAGAGTTTGGAAAATACATTCCAGGTGTTACAGTTATACATCAGCCTACGACTATAGATGAAGTGACTTTATGTCCTTGGCTAATTGGCGACGAGTGGCGTAGTATTAGTAAAAAAGGCGGGCGTTATATCTTTGGTCACTTCGAATTACCCACATTTTTTATGAATGCCATGATACAAATGCCTGATCATGGAGAGATTCAACTACAAGATTTTCAAAATTACGAGTTAGGATTCAGTGGTCATTTTCATAAACGCCAGCAACAAAAAAATATGATTTATATTGGCAATGCATTTCCACATAACTATGCCGACAATTGGGATAGTGATCGGGGAATGATGATATTAGAATGGGGTAATCAGCCAGTATATCACACTTGGCCTGACCAACCTACATTTAGAACAACTAAACTAAGTGAATTAATAGATCGTGCAGACGAAATCATACTGCCCAAAGCACATCTTAGAGTAAGTCTGGACATAGATATCAGTTATGAAGAAGCTAGTTTTATTAAAGAAAAGTTTATGGGCGATTACGATATTAGAGAATTGACTTTGATTCCTGAAAAGAAAGAAATAGAAATAAGCAATAGTATCGATATACAATCATTTGAAAGTGTAGATCAAATAGTAACTAGTCAATTAATTAATATTGACAGTGAAACATATGATAGTAAAATACTGCTTTCAATTTATAATAACTTATGATCCGAATTAAAAATTTAACTGTGAAGAATTTCATGAGCGTGGGCAATCAAACCCAGGCCGTAGACTTTGAAAAAGAATACCTAACGTTAGTGCTAGGTGAAAACTTGGACATGGGCGGAGATGATAGCGGATCTCGTAACGGTACAGGAAAAACCACTATCGTTAATGCATTAAGTTATGCACTATTTGGCAATGCCTTAACTAATATTAAAAAAGACAATCTTATTAACAAGATTAACAACAAGAATATGTTGATTACTTTATCTTTTGAAAAAGATGGTGTCGATTATCGAATAGAAAGAGGACGTAAACCTACAATATTAAGATTCTATGTTAATGATGTTGAACAAGACTCTGAAGAAACAGATGATAGTCAAGGAGATATGCGTGAGACACAAAAAGATTTAGATGATCTTCTAGGTATGAGTCACGATATGTTCAAGCACATAGTGGCGTTAAACACCTACACTGAACCTTTTCTAAGTATGCGGGCCAATGATCAACGAGAAATTATTGAACAACTATTAGGGATTACACTGTTAAGTGAAAAGGCAGAGTCTTTAAAAGAACAAATCAAAGCTACTAAAGATCAAATACAACAAGAAACTGCAAATATAGAAGCTGCTAAAAAATCTAACGAAAAAATTGAACAAAGTATTACAGGTTTAGAAACCAGAAAGTCTGCATGGCTAACTCAACAGCAATCAGATTGTTTAAAGCTAGCAGAAAAAATCTTAGAACTACAAGCTGTGGATATAACTCACGAATTAGAGCAGCATACTAAGTTAAAGAACTACGATGATCTAAGTGCAAAAATAAAAAGCTTGAATAAAGAAAAGGCTACCATTGAGACTGCTATAATACAAGCTGATAAAACTGTTACCAAGTACACAAAAGAACTAGAAAAGCTACAGGATTCTAAATGCCCGGCGTGTGAGCAGGACTTACAAGATCATAAACATCAAGAAATGCAAACAATTGCTGATAAAAATCTACAAGAAGCACACACATATCTAGAAACTGTTACTAACAATTACGCTTCAGTGATACAAGAATTAGAGCAGATAGGTGATATTAACGGTAGACCTGTAACATTCTACGATACTGTAGAAGAAGCATTACGTCATCAAAATAATCTCGCCAGTTACGAAGATAATTTAAGTAAACGTCAACAAGAAATAGACCCGTATACAGAACAAATTGAAGATTTAAAGAATACTGCCCTTCAAGAAATTGATTGGAACATCATTAATGAGTTAACTGCTCTTAAAGATCATCAAGAATTCTTGCTCAAACTGTTAACTAACAAAGATAGTTTTATACGTAAAAAAATTATTGATCAAAATCTTGCATACTTGAATAACAGATTAACATATTATCTTGATAAAATGGGCTTGCCTCATCAAGTAACTTTCTTAAATGACTTAAATGTAGAAATTACTCAACTAGGTCAAGATTTAGATTTTGACAATCTAAGTAGAGGAGAAAGAAATCGATTAATTCTTGGACTAAGCTGGAGTTTTAGAGATGTCTGGGAAAGTTTATATCAAAATATTAATTTGTTATTTGTAGACGAATTGATCGATAACGGTTTAGACGCCAGTGGCGTAGAAAACGCATTGAGTGTTCTAAAGAAAATGTCCAGAGAACGTAACAAAAATATATACCTAATCAGTCATAAGGACGAATTAATAGGACGTGTGAATAATGTTTTGAAAGTTATTAAAGAAAATGGATTCACTAGCTACAGCACAGATTTAGATATCGTAGAATAATGGATGAAGAACAAACACACGAAGCACTAATGCAACTTTTCCGCAAATATTTTGAGGAAAATCAAGATTGGATGCATAGTCGTACACATCGATCTGGCATAAGGCTTCGTCACATTTTAGCAGAAATTAGAATTTTAGCAAGAACACGTAGGGCAGAAGTACAGGCATATAGAGCAACTAAACCAAGTTACAGTTCGCCAAAATACTTTGAATCAAATCGACGCAAGGCAGAATTAAAAAAGGCTAAACAAGTTGATGTCGTGGTACCACCAGAGTCAACTAATAACGGAACTTCCTGAAGATTGTATTGGATTTGTATACTGTATAACCAATACTGTTAACGGACGAATGTATATAGGCAAAAAACTGGCAAAATTTTCAAAAACCACATATAAAATAGTAAAACTAAAAAACGGCACAAAGAAAAAGAAACGTATTAAATCAAAAATAGACTCGGACTGGCAAACATACTACGGCAGCAACGACGAACTTAACAAAGATGTTGCACAATTAGGCACAGACAAATTTCACAGAGAGATACTGTTCTACTGCAAAAGCAAAGCAGAGTGCAGTTACATAGAGGCAAGAGAACAATTCACACGGCGAGTACTAGAATCTGACAGCTACTATAATGGTCAGATCAGTGTTCGTGTCCATGGCTCTCACATCAAAGGCAAACAATTAAACGGTTAACAGCTGGCACAGGCTAATTTCGTGTGCCCGGATACCTGGACCTCGGGTCACAGGGATGGAAATCTCTTGCCGTTAAGAGTGCTCAATCACTACCCTTCGGGATGAAGATCGCTACTAAGACCTGCGATTTGATTGTTTGAAAAGGATAAAAAGGCGAAATGAGCAGGGAAAACCTGCACGTATACAAGTATGTTAGCATATATTTGTATGCCGCCGTCGTATAAAGACGCAGCTCGAGGTACCGGACGACCGCCTCTGTAATGCTGTAATGCTAAATGATATTGTGCAACTCAGATAATGTTATTTTTTAGCCCGGCAACGGGCTAAGTATGACTGAACAATCTAGATAATATCTTAAGTGCTTCGCATTTAAAGAAAAACAATATGTTCGAGCGTAAGCGAAGAACAGATGAACGTAGTTCATCTTTAATAAATAAAATATCATTCTGAGTATGCTATGAATATATTTGAAATAATCGCGGAAGCTGACACTAGACCTAAAGTTGTTAAAGATTCTAGCACTGGAAAGTTCAGTGTTCAAATGCCTGATGGTCGTAGAGTAGGCAGTTATAATTCGCAAAAAGCTGCTATGGACGATATGATTAAGCGTCCAGCAATATTCAAAAAAGTTCCTAAGACACCTGGACAAGCAACTGCTCAAACAACTAAAATTGTTGGTAAAAAGAGTGTTAGGAAATTACTAAAATATCTAAAAGATCGCAATGACCCGTCATGGCGTGCATTGGGCGAGAAGAGTGCAGCAAAACGTATAGGCGGATTTCTTAAGATATTAAAGATTTTTGGTTATAGCGAAATGGTCATCGATTACTGGACAAATATATCTGGATTAGATGAATACTATGAAACAAATAATCTACCCAAGGATCAAGATTACTTTGATACTCAGGGCAATCTGATCAGTGTGTTAGCTGTACAGATCACAGCCAGTGGATTAATTACTTCTATAGTAAGAAGCATTGTAGGATTAAAATGGTTGTTTCGTGCTTTAGGTTTAGGAGCCACTATAGGCACTGGCGGATTCGCAGGCGGAGCAGCTATAGCAGGAATTCTGGCTAGTGAAGTTGTTTTAATTGCAGTGCAACAGTATCTGAATCGTCCAGATGTTAGAGAAACTATAGGAAATGTACTAGCTTATAAAGTAGCAGGTATGAGCTTAGATGATCCTGGAAGTGTAGCGGCCAAGTATTGGAATAAATTAAAAGACGGCATTTCTAAAACTATAGATGAAGCTATGGGCAAAGGTAAACCAGCAGATGCTAAACCTAATCAAGGCCAAGGAGGCCAACCTGCTCCTGGAAAACAAACCCCTGCAGATCCTAGACGAAAATCAGATCAACCTGCTCCTAGCGGAGAGCAAGGAAGATATAGTCAGTATACTACTGATCCTGAATTGAAAGCAGCATTGCAAGCTCAAGGGCTTTAAAGCAACGGCATCTGTGCTTTCTTTGTAGTTTCAATATTTTCTTCGATTATTTTATTCATAATAGTTCTATCTTCAGAACTATACACTTGAAATAGATCATAGCTGCTTACACCGCCTCGCATATACCAACTAATTCTAAATATATCTTCTTTAATCTGCTTGGCATATAATTCAAGCGATTGAATTCTTGTTTCGATGTCAGAATTAGACAGTGTTACGAGGCTGCTACGAAAAAACTTGATTGATCCAAGTTAATTGATATTTGATCCACGTGATCGCAGTTAGTACATTTTGCTTGAAATTTTGGAATATTCCAAGTCTCTTGACTGTTATCTAAAAATTTAGTGATTAAATCAAAAATTTCTCTATCAGAATTTTGAATCCATTCTGAAATAAAATTAGCATCCTCTACTGTATTTTCAATAGTTTGAACGCTGTCTATTCTTTTAATTACTAGATCAGCTTTCATTTCAGCTAACTTTGCATAAGCATCTTCTAGAACTTTTTGTTGAGCTTCTTGATCGTCTATTTCTGATGATTGAAATACTTGCCGTCTAAGATAAAAACTTTTTAAATTTTCTTCAGTGAATTCTCGATAAGTTAGCGGTCTAAAATTAATTGAAATAGGATCAATAGCCATGCTATGACTAAATTGACACTGACTTAAATGGTCTGTAATAGTTTTTAAATCTACTTCATAGGAATTTTCTGTGCTACAAGACGGACAAATATTGTCTAAAGTTAGTATATCCCCATATGTAGCAATACGAATTCCTACTAATATAGCATCTATATCTATATTAGGAATGCTCCATGCATCCTTAATATAAGGACAACAACTTTCGATTACTTTAACTGTGGCTTCGCCGTTTAAAAGTGCATCTGGAGTTTTCATAATAATTTCATCCATACCAGTCATAGCTAAAATTGGAAAATTATTAGGATCGCCAGTTAGTGCGCCTTCGGGATAATACATGCCTTTGCTGGGCAAAGTTATGTAAACTTTAGGTTGTCTAAAATATTTTTGTAGCGGATTGGTCATTTTTACCTTAGATAAATATTATATTAGTATTTATCTACGTATATTTCAGGAAAAAAATAATGCCCGATTTAACAAAACAAGATCTTAAAGAGGCCTTTGCCGAAGCTCTTAAACAACATTCTCGAAGCAGCAGTGGTTTCGGCGGAGGGGGTGCTGGGGGAAGTGGAGGAGGTACCGGAGGAGGCGGCGGATCGACGTTCGATCAAGTTCTAACTGGAGTTAAAGATCAGTTCGCAGGCCTGGCTAAATTTGGCATAGGAGCTACTACTGACACCTTTGCTCATTTGAGCAAAGGAGGTATGCGTGTCAGCGAAGCCTTTAATATTGTAGGGGATAACGCAAGAGGTGCAGGGTTTCTATTCGGCGACACTATAGGTAAATTTTCAGGTTTACTAGCCAAAGGTTCACAATTTTACGAAGAAAACTTAGATGCTTTTAGATTGTTAAGCAAAGGCGGTATGAACTTTAATAACAGTCTAGTAGATTTAGGTATGGCCGCTGCTGGTACTAGATTAGGTATGCGTGAATTTACAGAATTAATGCAAACTAATAACAAAGCATTTGCTACATTACCAGGAGGAGTTGCTCAAGGAGCTAAAGAATTTACTAAAGCTAGCCAAGCAATGTTTGACGATTCAGGATTAGTTGATCGAATGACTGGTCTAGGATTTACTACTGAAGATTTAAACAGTTTATTATCAACCACAATAACCCAGCAAAGACGACAAGGATTAAATGAAGCTGATTCGAGAAAAGTAGCCATTGAACAAGTTGAAAAGCTTGGTAAAGAAATGGATTTAATGGCTAAACTTACCGGTAATAGTCGTAAAGAACAAGAAGATTTAATGAGAAAGCAGCAGGAAAATGGCCAAGTACAAGCTGCACTAGCAGATGAAATTGCGAGAGGCGGCAAGAATGTGCAACAAGGATTCAATGCCATGCAGACAGCAGCACAGCAAGGTGGCACTGATTTCCAAATGTTATCCGAGCAAATTTTTGCCATGGGCAGACCTACAGAGGATATGATTGGCAAATTTAATGCTATTGGTCCTGCTGCACAAAAAGCTTTATATGAAGCTGCTGAAGCAGCTAAAAAAGGTGATGACGTCAGGGCAAGAGAATTAACTGAAAGAGCTGCTGCACTTGCTGCTTTACAACAGCAATCTAATACAAATAGACAGTTAGCACGTCAAGGAGAAAAAGATTTTGTTGATATGCAGACTCAGACTCGAGGTTTTAGTACTCAACTTCAAGAAATTGCTAAAGCTAATAAATTAAATCTTCAAACAGAAGAAGGATTGTCTAAGGCATTAGAGCTAAGAAGACAAGGTGCAAAAATAGAACAAGAAAAGAGCGATGGAGCAACTAAAGCATTAACAGGAATTGAAAATGCAACTAAAGATGCTAGTGCCGGAATTAGACAAGGTATCTTGCAACAAGTGGCACCAGCTAGTCCTTTAGGAAGAGCATTAAATGAATTCTATCAAAATTTAGATGCTGCTAAAGGTAAAAGTAACAATATTCGAGAAGAAACACAAAAAGCAACTGATGCAGCGTTTAGCAAATTAATAGGCACTATAGCAGATACTTCGCCTAAGTTAAAAGATAAAATGAAAGCAGTCGAAGAAGGATTAAAATTAAGTAAAGAACAAGGAACCGGATTGACAGGCAAAAGTCCTGAGTTAATAGCATTTATAACTAGCTTAGATAAAAACGCTAAACTAAACGAAACTATTATGAAGGAAGCTAAAGAAAGAGGCATTAGCCAAGAACAAGTAATTAAAGAAATGGTTGCGAAAGGGCCGCAAGCACTAGACAAAATTGTAATAGAATCATTAAAAGCTAAAGAAGCAGATGTTCAAAAAGAGCGTGAAAGAATGAACAAACCTGAATGGCAACGCCGAAGAGATGACAGGATTGAACAAAGAACACAATCCGAAGAAGGCGGCGGCATCATGAATCAGATCCAAAGCATAACCGGTGTTCAAACTATAGGTGTTGATCAACTTAATATTCTCAAAGGTGTCACTGGGCTAGGGACAAGAGAATTTGGAACATTTGGTAAAACAGGAAAACCTGCAGAACCAGAAGATTTGCTAGCATTTATTCATAAAGGCGAAAGAGTTTTAAATCCAAAAGAAACAGAAGCATTCAATAGTTTAGGTAGCAAACTTTCAAATTTGTCTATGCCTATGAGCGATAAATTTTCTTCTTCAGTATCTAGTTTGATACCAAAAGCACAGCAAACATTAGAACAAGGGGTCCCATCTGCTATGGAACAGATAACAAAAGGAGGTCCTAGTGTATCCCTAAACGATGTCGTTGACCGTCTAGAACGCTTAAATACTACAATGACTACACTAGTTGATGTACAAGTTGATATTGGCGGTAAGCAAATTAGAGCCACTAAATCAAGTGGTAGTGGTAATGTATACGAGAGAACATAATGAGCTGGAAAAAATATTTTACACCTGTTAATGTTGGCGGACAACCTGCTGTGTACAGTCCTGTAGGTAGTTCTGCTGGTCGAGCAGGCCCAGCGAGAACCAATTATAGTTCTTTTTTACCAGATGTATATACTGGCGCACCTAATAGAGTAGAACGATATCTACAATATGATACCATGGATATGGACAGTGAAGTCAATGCCGCATTGGACATACTAGCAGAATTTTGCAGTCAGACTAATAAACAAAATAATACACCATTTACACTATTTTTTAGATCCAAAGCCACTAATTCAGAAGTTACTGTACTACGCGAATACTTACAACAGTGGTGCAAACTGCAAAATTTTGAAACTAGAATTTTCAGAATTGTTAGAAACGTATTCAAATATGGCGATAGTATATTTGTTCGTGATCCTGAAACTAAAAAATGGTTTCACATCGATCCAGGCAAGCTAACCAAAATAATTGTTAACGAAAGCGAAGGCAAAAAGCCTGAACAGTATGTAATTAGAGATTTAAATCCTAATTTTCAAGAGCTAACTGTAACCACTATTAATCCTAACACTGTTAATACAAATAACAGAGGTACTGCATATATAGCAGGAGGTGCAGCAGCAAGAGGCCAGGCTAGTGCTTATCCAATTAGTCCAGGCACACGATTTCAAAATAACGAAAACGAACTTGCAGTTGATGCAAAACACGTAATTCATCTAAGTTTAAGCGAAGGATTGGATAACAATTATCCGTTCGGCAATAGTCTGTTAGAATCTGTTTTTAAAGTTTACAAACAGAAAGAATTATTAGAAGATGCTATTATTATCTATCGTATTCAACGTGCCCCTGAGCGTAGAATATTCTACATTGATGTAGGAAACATGCCCAGTCACTTGGCTATGAGTTTTGTGGAGCGAGTGAAAAATGAAATACATCAAAGAAGAATTCCTTCTGCTGTTGGTGGCGGTACTAATGTTATTGACTCAGCCTATAATCCTTTATCAATCAATGAAGATTACTTCTTTCCACAAACCGCAGAAGGTCGTGGAAGTAAAGTAGAAACTTTGCCCGGCGGAACAAATTTAGGCGAAATAGACGATTTAAAATATTTTACAAATAAATTATTTCGAGGATTACGTATTCCTAGTAGTTACCTGCCTACCGGAGCAGACGATAGTCAAAGCCAGTACAATGATGGCAGAGTAGGTACTGCATATATTCAAGAACTGCGATTCAACAACTATTGCGAAAGACTTCAAAGTCTAATGCAAGAAGTTTTTGATAAAGAATTTAAACTTTATCTAAATGACCGAGGACTTAATATTGACAACAGTCTGTTTGAACTTAAATTTAATCCTCCACAAAATTTTGCAGCAACTAGACAAAGCGAATTAGACACTGCACGAGCTCCAACATATCAAACACTTTCTCAAATACCGACTATTAGCAAACGTTTTGCTATGAAAAGATTCTTAGGGTTGTCTGAAGAAGAAATAGCAGAAAACGAACGCCTATGGAGAGAAGAAAATGGTAAAGCAGAAACACAAGCTTCAGAAAGCGGCGCAGAATTACGCGGCGCAGGCATAAGTCAAGCCGGTATAAGCAGTGATTTAGGCATAGCTTCTGATGCAGCAGTACCTCCTCCACCTGGCGGAGAAGCTGCACCTGAAGGAGCAGGAGCAAGTCCAGTAGGCGGTGCCGCTCCTGCTGCTCCTCCAGTATAAATATTAATATGATATTACGTGAATTATTTTATGCAGATAAAGATACTAGGGCAGTAGCCATGGATCTAAAATACAATCCCGAAAAAGATTCTACACAGTTAGAACGGTCAGATACACGTAAAACACGACTAACTTTAAGACAAATAAATGAACTTCGTAAAGCTAGCGAAGCACATTTGCTTGAACAAGAGAGAGAATTAGAACTAATACAATCAATGTATTTCACTCCACCAGCACCTCCAGTATAATTAATCATAAAAGGATTAGTATGCGATGTTTTGTGCTCGGCAACGGTCGTAGTCGACTGAATTTAAAATTAAATCAACTTAAAAGATACGGCAAAGTGTATGGCTGTAATGCTCTTTATAGAGAGTTTGAACCTGATTATTTGATAGCTGTAGATCCAAAAATGGTTGTAGAAATAGAAAAATCTGGATATCAATTAACACATGAAGTGTGGACTAATCCTAATCAAAAGTACAGAAGTTTTACGGGATTCAAGTATTTCAATCCAAGTTTAGGATGGAGTTCTGGACCTACTGCACTGGATCTTGCTATAAAAAACGGAGCTACTGAAGTTTATATCTTCGGGTTTGACTTTGTAGGTATGAACGGATTATTGAACAATGTGTATGCCGATACTACCAACTATAGAAAAAGTTCAGACACTGCTACGTATTACGGAAATTGGCAAAGACAAACAGAACAAGTGATAAAACAAAACTGGAGGGTAAAATTTTATCGAGTAATCACAGATGATTTCTTTAACCCAGAATGGATTTACCCAAATTTTAAACATATGAAATACGAAGAATTTTACAGACAACTACCAACATTTAATCAAATCGCGTAAAAAAACACTATTATCGAGTGTTTTTAACAATTAATTGTAAATATAATTTGACAGCCTTACATCTTTATAGGAGAAAACTATGACTGATCGATCAAAATTCGAGCAGATGCTCGAGCATCTTGTTAACGAAGACCAAGAAGCAGCTAAAGAAATTTTTCACCAAATCGTAGTAGAAAAATCCCGCGAAATCTACGAAACTATCCTAGCGGAAGAATTTGACGAAGTAGAAGAAGAAAAAGAAGAAGACGATGAAGAAGTAGAAGAAGCCATGCACGATGATGACGAAGAAGTCGAAGAAGATTTTGCTTTCGGTGAAGGCGACGACGATTCTGATGCTATCGGCGGCGACCCAACTGACGACATGATCGGTGATATCGATTCCGAAGAAGGAGACGATATGGACATGGGCGACGAAGAAGGATCGGATGATCTAGAAGATCGTGTAATGGATTTAGAAGATGCAATGGACGAGTTACGTGCGCAGTTTGAAAAAGAACTAGGCGGCATGGGTGACGACGACATGGGCGACGACATGGACATGGGTGATGATGATATGGACATGGGCGGTGACGATATGGGAAAAGACATGAAAATGTCCATGGCAGATGACGTAAGTTTTATGCGTGAATATGTAGAAAAAGTTGGCGGCGCTGATTATACCAAGTATGGAAAAATGGGCGACGACGGTGTAAACACAAAAAGTATCGTAGCAGGTAAGAACGATATGGGTGGAACTACAGCAAATATCCTTGGTGGCGGCGAAAGCACATCCGGTGGCACCAAAGGAGGCCTTGCTAATCCTTCGACTAAAGAAGATAATGCAGGTAATGTAAATGTTCCAGGTGGTAAAGCAGGTGTAAAGCATCTTAAAAAAGTAAGCACACCAGCTGGCGGCGATGACGGCGACAAAGGTGCAGGTAGTCCTTTAAACGGCGTTAAAAGTCGTGCAAAATAAGGTTAATTGATGAGAACACTTCGTGAAAACCTGAGTTTCGACCAAGCAAAAATGGTCATCGAGTCCGACGAAGCGCAAGGGGGCAAGTCTCTTTATCTTAAAGGGATTTGCATTCAAGGCGATAAGAGGAATCAAAATCAAAGAGTTTATCCTGCAAGAGAGATTGCTAGGGCTGTCAAAACCCTTAATGATCAAATTGCTGGTGGCTATTCGGTTCTCGGAGAAGTAGATCATCCAGAAGACCTAAGAATCAATCTTGATCGTGTATGCCATATGGTCACAGAAATGTGGATGGAAGGGGCAGACGGTTATGGAAAGTTAAAAGTACTCCCAACTCCAATGGGCGAACTAGTGAAAACTATGTTACAGGCCGGCGTAAAGTTGGGAGTTTCTTCTAGAGGTTCCGGCGATGTAGACAACGACGGAATGGTAAAAGATTTTGAAATCATCACAGTAGATGTGGTGGCTCAACCTAGTGCTCCTGGAGCATATCCTACACCTATCTATGAACATTTAATGAATCATCAAGGTGGTTATAGAAGCTTACGCATAGCGAAAGAAGTTCAGGATGATCCAAAGGCGCAGAAGTATCTTAAAGAAAGCTTATTAAAAATAATAAGCGGACTCCAATAAAAAAGGAGAATCACATGTTGGAAGCACTAAAAACACTATTTGAAAACAATGTGATTTCTGAAGAGATCAAAGCTGATATCGAAAAGTCTTGGGAAATGAGAATTAATGAAAATCGTACCCAAGTCACTCAACAATTACGCGAAGAATTTGCACAACGTTATGAACACGACAAACAAGTTATGGTCGAGGCTATCGATCGTATGCTTGGTGACAAACTAGCAGAAGAAATCGCTGAATTTGTAGAAGATCGTAAGCATCTAGCTGAACAAAAGGCTAGATATGCAGTTGCAATGAAACAAAATGCTAGAGTAGTTAACGAATTCGTTACACGTCAACTAGCACAGGAAGTCATGGAATTGCATGAAGATCAAGTACAAATGGCTCAAAAGTTTAAAACTCTTGAACGTTTTGTTGTAGAAGCTTTAGCTCAAGAAATTACAGAGTTTCAAATTGATAAAAAAGATATCGCAGAAACAAAAGTGCGTTTAGTAAGAGAAGGAAAAGAAGCATTTGCTTCACTAAAATCTCAATTTGTTAAACGTGCCGCTCAGTTAGTTGAAGAAACAGTTAGCCAAGGTCTACAAAAAGAAATTGGTCAATTGAAAGAAGATATCGAAGCAGCTCGACGTAACGACTTTGGTCGTAAGTTGTTCGAGGCATTTGCTAACGAATATCAAAACAGCTATCTAAGTGAAAAATCAGAAACAGCTAAATTGCTTAAAGTTATAGACTTAAAGGAATTAGAAGTAGCTACTGCTAAAAACGCTGTAGCAGAAGCACGTCTAATTGCAGAAAGCAAAGAAGCACAAATCAAAACACTAAAAGAAAGTGTAGAACGCAAAGCAATAATTGATGAATTGATTAGCCCATTAGCTTCAGCTCAAAAAGCTATCATGACAGAATTGTTAGAAAGTGTTCAAACTACAAAGTTACGTAGTAATTTTGAAAAATACTTACCAGCAGTTGTTGCTGGCGAAGCACCACAGAAGAAAAAGGCACTTGTAGAGGCAAAAGAAATTACAGGCAATAAACAAACCAACAGCGTAAGTAGCAGCGAAGTCGATAACAATATCTTTGATATTCGTCGTCTAGCTGGAATTTAAACATTAATCAGGAGAAAAATAATGTCAGAACTACTAACAAGCCGCTGGTCAGAAACTAAAGAGGCTCTATTGGAAGGCCTTCAAGGCACCAAGAGATCCGTAATGGCATCTACACTTGAGAATACTCGTAAGTATCTCGCTGAAAGTGCAACAGGTGGTGCTACTTCTGCCGGCAACGTCGCAACATTAAACCGCGTGATTCTACCAGTAATCCGTCGTGTTATGCCAACAGTTATCGCTAACGAGTTGGTAGGCGTACAACCAATGACTGGACCAGTTGGACAAATCCATACCCTACGTGTTCGTTACAGCGACACAGCAGGTACAGGTAACAGTGGTGCAGTAGCAGGTGAAGAAGCTCTAAGCCCATTCAAAATTGCTGAAGCATATTCTGGTAACACAACAACTGCTAAAGCTGCTGCTACAGCTGCTCTAGAAGGCCAAGCTGGTAACAGATTAAGCATTCAGATCTTAAAGCAAACAGTTGAAGCTAAGACACGTAAGCTATCAGCTCGCTGGACATTTGAAGCTGCACAAGATGCACAAGCCCAACAAGGTATTGACATCGAAGCAGAAATCATGGCAGCACTTGCTCAGGAAATCACTGCTGAAATTGACCAAGAAATTTTAGCTAGTTTAGTAACACTAGCAGGCACACAAAACCAACAAGCATATGACCAGGCTGCTGTTTCTGGTACTGCTACTTTCGTTGGTGACGAACATGCTGCTCTAGCAGTTATGATCAACCGTGTTGCTAACACAATCGCTCAGCGTACACGTCGTGGCGCTGGTAACTGGGCAGTAGTTAGCCCAACAGCATTAACAATTCTTCAAAGTGCTACAACTTCTGCGTTCGCAAGAACAACAGAAGGCACATTCGAAGCTCCAACAAACACTAAGTTCGTTGGTACATTGAACAATGCTATGAAGGTCTATGTAAACACTTATGCATCTAACGATACAGTATTAATTGGTTACAAAGGATCAAGCGAAAGTGATGCAGCAGCATTCTACTGCCCATACATTCCATTGATGAGCAGCGGTGTTGTGTTAGATCCATCAACATTCGAACCAGTCGTAAGCTTTATGACTCGTTATGGATATGTTGAATTGACTAACAGTGCAAGCTCTTTAGGTAACGCAGCTGATTACCTAGGTACTGTAACTATTGCTAACGCAGTATTCAGCTAATTAAAACTTTTTACAAAAAAGTTTTTAATACAAAGGACTCTTCGGGGTCCTTTTGTTTTTTATAAATACTATGTCTAGATGACTTATGCGGCCCCACCGCGTAGACCTAGAACGTCAACATAAGGAGAAACAAATGGGACGTCCAATTAATAAAAGAAATTTTGGTAGACTAGCTAATGCTGCCGACACAGCAGGAATGCCATACAGTGATTCACTATTCAACATTAAAATTAATGTTCAAGTAGCAAGTAACCCAGAAACTGAATCTGGTTATATTATTCGTCAAAAGTCTGGAAGTAAATTTTTAGTTAATGATCTAAAAACTGGTACTAAGCGTACTACTGCTGGCTCAGGTACAGGCAATGTTGGTGTTTGCACATTAGTTAACAAAGCAGCAGGCTCTTTAGCAGCTAATGAAATGGCCATCCAAGGAAGAAAAACAAATGGTCAATATGTAAACATTAAAAAACTCTATAATAGAACTGCTAGAGATTTCAATAACGTTAGATATACATGGTCTGTAACAGACGATTCAACTGAAACTACACTTCAGTTAGTTGCTATCTAATTTAGGATTATAGATGAAAGTTCTTAGAGTCAGTAACGGTGATTACCAAGTTGTAGTACAAAATTCTGGTACAATAACTCTTAATACAGGAGTTCGTACAGGAACTGTACTAGTAACAGGTAATCTAACAGTACAAGGTACTACAACTACTGTACAGTCAGAAACTATGACTGTTAAAGATAATATTATTGTTCTTAACAGCGGAGAAACTGGATCAACGGTGACTCTAGGAACTTCAGGAATTCAAGTTGATAGAGGATCAGGAGCAGATGCACAAATTCTGTGGGACGAAAGTGAAACACACTATAGTCCTACTACTGCTACAACAGTACCAGGCACTTGGGTTTTTAGAAGAGATAACGGAACTTTAACCGGAATTCAAACAAACAGTATTGATACTAATCAAGGAGTTTTGGGGTTAATTAATTCTGGCAGTACAGGTTATGTAACAGTAACAGGTACAGGTGACTACGAACAAAAGATTTTAAATTATGTAGACCCTTCAAATCCAGCACTAGGAGTTTCTGTAATCGACGACGATAGAATTCCAAATGCAAAAGCTATGTCAGATTATGTAGCATCATCGTTGGCTTCATTTGTTGCAGAAGTATTTGGAGCAGGTGATACATTAGGTCAAGGTTTTGATACTGTAAGATTTCAAGGTGTAGCCAGTTGTAGTGGTACTACACTAACTGTGACATCAGTTACAGCCGGATACATAAAAGTTGGCGATTTCATTGCCGGCGCCGGAATTCCTGGTGGAACTACTGTTCTAGGATTTATCGCAGCTAGCGGCGGCGCAGGAACATATCAAATTAGTGCTAGTTTAACATTTGGTGCGCAAGCAATTACAGCAGGCGATGCAGTAAGTAAATTAACTTTTAAAGTCGATAACGTACTTAAAGCAACAATTGATTCAACAGGATTAATAGCAGGAAATTTAACTTTAGCTACTAATACTTTAAGCAGCACCAGCGGTTCAATCATACTTGACCCAACAAATAGTAAAGTGAGCTTGGATGGACATTTAGAATTAGCTATACAAGGATCCGCGCCCAGTAGTGCAGCAACAAAAAACATTGTTTATCATGCTAGTTCAGGCGCCGGCGATTCAGGTGTATTCTATATTACTACTGCGAGAAATGACGAATTGGTAAGTAAAAGACGTGCAATTTTATTTGGAATGATATTTTAAGGAACAACAATGGCGATTGAAAGTGCAACAATTACTGGCGGATCACCTACTACAGTCTATACAAGTAGCGGAAATAATGCAATCACTTGTATTTGGATATGTAATACAGCTACATACGATCCTTTAAATCCAACTACAGGATTAACATATCTAGATGTACATTTTGTTAAAAATGGTGCAGGTGTAGTCACAACAAACCAAGTAGTCAATCAATTACCTATTCCTGCTGGAGAAAGTGTTACATTTGATTCAGAAAAAATGATTTTAGACAACGGAGATTCTGTGGTAATGTATACTCCTGCACCTTATAACCTTGTAGCAACTATTTCTGCTATTCCCGTATAATGAAATATCTTAGAAGACAAATATTAGATAGAAAGTCTGTAACAGGCAACACTAGTCTGTACGTTGATATTGGCGGCGAAGTTGTAGTAAACAGACCCTACTCTATGCTAGTTCCAAAAGGAACTACCACGCAGAGAAGTCCTGATACAACTGCTCCAGCATATATACCAGGCATGATTAGATTTAATACGACTACAGGCGAATTTGAAGGTTATCAAGGCAGCGAATGGCGTAGTTTTAGATTTAAAGAAAGTGTAGGTATAACTAAACAAGATGTAGGCATCGGAGACGGTTCAACAGTTTATTTTGGACCATTAAGTCCAGACCCATTGGCCTACAATTTTCAAAGCGGTGTTACATGGAACGCTACTCAAGCAGCTAAAAACATAATAGTGCTCGTGGAAAACGTTTTTCAAATCCCTATAGATAATTACACTTTAGTACAAAATCCTCCAGGTAATGACACTAAAAATCCTGGAAATCCTTGGGCGACAGGAACTTACTTATTGTTTGGAACTGCTGTGCCTGCCAACAAACCTGTTTACGTGCTCTACGGTTTCGACAAATAATTGAACCAATAAATACTGTATTGGAGCAGGCATGACTAATACAGTAGGTAAAATTTCTGGGCAAGTATTAGAATCAAATTTAGTTAGACAAGGCATCGATCTTGCCTTTGAAACTGATCTATTATATCTTAATGTCAATTCAAACAGAATTGGAATAAATTCTGATACACCGTTAAGAACTTTGTATGTCAATTCTGCGATATCTTCCAATGATCTGCTTGTTGACAATCCTACAACAATAGGCGATCTAGAATTTAATAACAGTACTATTACTAGTACCAACAACATTGTTTTCTATGCTACAGGATCATCTCCAAGAATAACGACTAAAACATTTCAAGTTGACGGAATAGAAATAAGTTCGTTAGGAATATCTAGTTTACGATCTAATGAAAACATTGACATTTTTACGTCAGGCACTGGATCGATAAATTTAAAAAACAATACTGAAGTTTTTGGTAATTTACATGCCACAGGAAATATAACATTTGACGGCTCGATAATATTTGGTTCAGATAATACTGACAATGTTACAATAAATGCAGACATTCTTGGTAATATTATTCCAGATTCAACTGATACTTACACTCTAGGATCCAATTCAAATGTATGGAGTGATTTACATACAAATTTAGTGAATGGAACTAACTACGTTTCTGGCGGCGCAATAGTTAATGGTATCGATCTATCATTACGTGCAGGAAACATTTGGTATGTTTCTGCTAATGGTAATAACAGCAATGTAGGTGATCATCCTAATGGTCCTTTTTCTACGATCGAATATGCATTAGCACAAGCAACAAGCGGCGACACTGTTTACATTTATCCAGGAACTTATATAGAATTATTTCCACTGATTATTCCTGAAGGAGTTACAGTCAAAG